GCCTTCTTATCATAGTTCTGCATGTACTGATTGACGAACTCTTGGTTACCAGAAGCAAATGCCGCACTCTTGTCCTGTGAAATTCCACCCGGTGCAGTATCTTCGTCTTCACGAGATCCACCGACGTGCTGCAGCCCTTCTTCAACCGACACCGCTTCGGGGTTAACCCCACCGCTTGCGATGTGACGAATCTTCTCATCCTTTGCTTGCTCATACGCTTGCTTTGCTTGGCCACCTTTCTTGTGAGCCTCGTGATGAGCATTAAGAGCGTTTGTTAAATGTTCAGGATTCTGCTTGTGCCAGTCATCGTGGAACTTCGACTCCATCTCCATCTGAGCGATGGGGTCAGCATTCTGAAACTCAGGAGACTGAGTGAATGCCTCATACGCCTTCTGACGATCCGCGTGAGACGTATTGCGAGCTTCTACAAGTCGCCCCTGATGATGCTTGATAGGGTTGACGTGTGGAGCTGCTTCTAGCTTTGCCTTGTCGCGGGCGCGCTGCTCCCACGGACGCGTGTACTCACGCATCTGCATCAGCTCTTCTCGAGTTGGCTGCAATGCGTCTTCAGAAACCTCTTGCTGAGCGGGAGCTGCAGCGGGCGCCGAAACAGGAGCACCTGCGCGGCGAACCATTGGTTGCTTAGCTACTTGCTTTGGCTGAGACTCTGGTTCTGGCTCCGACACTGCTTCGGGGTCGGCCTCTTGCGGATCTTCCCCGCCACCAACATCTGAATCATGGGCCGCCAACCACTTATCGGCATCATCGCCCTCACCTTCATCGCCATATGAATCTGATTCATCCAGATCCTGATCTTGGTCGTCGAGATCAGCATAATCAGGCTCTTCATCAGACAGACGGCGACGAGCCTTCTCCAAGAATTCCTCAACAATCTCTAGAGTGTTTGACTTAATCATTTTACTTTAAACCCCTCTTTATTGCGTAGTCTCGAAGGGCTGGTATTGCCAATAGAGCTTCTCGATGCTCTTTTGGAACGAGCTGTACTGCATTGTACGCAGCCTCCATCTCATTCTCCGCTTGTTCTTTCTTAGTTGCACCGGGTCTTACTCGAACCGGCTGAGGCTTCACGGGCTGTCCCGCTGCCGCAGGTTGGGCCGCAGGTGCCTGAGCTGTTTCAGCCTTCGGCGCTACCTTCTGTACCACGGGGTGACGATGTACGTGGCGAGGCTGCTCTTGGAGAGGAATGCCCTCGTAGAAGTGAGGACCCTTAGTCTGCCCGCGCTTTGTATAGCCTTCTCGGTCGGCTGTATACTTCTCCCTCTGCCCCTCGATCCACTTCTTATGGTGCTCGCCGCCACGCCAACCCTGCATCTCATTTGCGTGGTTCTGCAGCGTCTCAGGAGTTAGGTAATCTGCCTGAATATCCGCTACATTGCGAATCGGGTGCTTATCAAACTCATGCGGAACATAATCCTTCTTGTCGGCAATATCCTCAACATGTAGATACGCCTTCTTCGCATCAATGTCCGCAGGCGCGCCGACTTGCACCTCTTCCCACGGATAGCCTCCGGTGTGCGGCATGGTAGCATTAGCTTCATGACCCGGATGCGGTGGCATCTCTAGGTAGCGATAGTCAGGAATTCCAGTCGTGATTTTGTCGCCACTGTCATCTCGTCTCGCATTCTGAGAGGGACGAACGCGCAGGAGCTTTGGGTCGCGCAGGAAGCGACCCTTGTCAGTTCTCTCTAGCGTTGTGTAGTTAGTCTCCCACGGAGCAAGAGGCGGATAATCAATGCCCAACTTACCCTGCGAGTGTGCACCAGCTCGCGCCGCAAGGTGCATTAGGGGAATAACATGATTGAGATGCTGATCAGCAACTTGACGCATTTTTGCCTTATCGGGACCCTCAGGAGCAGCATGGTGGGCCTTTAAAGCAGCCTTATAGTGCGACAAGTGGTGCCCTAGAGCATCACGGAGTTGATTCACATCTGTCTTGTCGATATTCGTGCCAAAACTAGTCAGCGGACCGTTTGCGTTCGTGCCAGTGAGATTAGTTGGCTTAGCCATCTTCTCAAGCGCTTCGACAACAGAGTTGACAAGAAAATCCTCATCGACTCCGCTGATCAGCGAGAGAAGGTTGTCGTTTCCACCAGCCTTACGTAAAAGGATGGCTTTAAAGGAGTTTAGTTCCATAAGCCACCTATTAAGACTGTAGAGTAGGACGCTTGACTTCGCGGGCAACCTGGACAAAGGCAGCAACCGCACCAATTACCACAGTTACAGTGGTCTTTGTGTCGTCGGGATTGCCGTCGCCAGCATTAAAGATGATGACCTCGCCTGCTGACATTGTCGCGGCAAGAACACCATCAATTGTAACGGTCGTAGCGCCAGTGGCACGAACTCTAAAAGTCGCGGCCTTGGGGAGTTCTAAGGTACCGGTACCACTGGTGATTTTCTCTTCCCAAGTGAGACCCGACTCAGACTGACGAAGTGTTTCTGAAATTAAGTTAGCTGTCTTCATGTATAGCTCCTGAAAAACTACAAGAACTATACTATCACCAAACTAAGCTAAATCCGAAACACCTTCGGAAAACTTTAGATTCTCCACACGCCCTGGATCATGTTCACTAGCTGACGCGAACCGTCCTTATAGACCAGACAGTGCGTCTGCATCCAGTTACTGGGACCCTGGTTATATCCAAGCTTCAGGAGAGAAGATGTGCCGACGGCAAAAGCGCCGTGCCATATGCTTGGGCAGTGGCTATGACCAGTCACGGACATGCCATATGACTTCCGCATGTTCTTGATATTGCCTCTAGTGCCAGAAGGGCCAACGTCACCATGAGCTCCTAGCTGGATCCCAGCCACCTTAAAGTCATCATCGCGCTGCAGCCAGCGAATGTTCGTCGCCTTAAGTCCAACCTTCTCTACGCCAAACCTCACTGGATCCCTTCCCTCCAACATCGCCTTCGCTAGATCTAGCGAGAAGTAGTGATTCTGAGGGTCCTTGGCGTACTTAGCATAGCGTAGATAGTCCTTTGAGAGAAACTCATCGTGATTTGACTTAACAATGACGATCTCTTCTGCCATCTTAGAGAACCAATCTAGGTCATCGCGCAGCCCGACAAATTCCTGCTCCAGAGACGGCGTGCCGTTCATGAAGTGCTGAGCCTTAACGATGATGTTATTCTCTTCGTGGTGGTTGATAGACTTGCCGTTAAACGTATCGTGCAAGGCAACCTTCTTTGGCTTAAAGAAATGAAGCATCTCTTCTGTACACTGACGCACCTTTGGATCAGTCTCTCCGGAGTGCCAGTCACCGCACACCAACACCTCTGGCGCCTCATTTGTGACCTTACCGTTTGGATGATAGCGCTTACCAAAATGGACAAAGCTACCCTCTTCGTTTAGCATCTGGATCTGAGTGTAACCATACGTATCTTTATCGAAGATGTTGACATAGATAGCACCCATCACGTGATGCTTATCTGCAATGTAGGCGGTTCGCTCCGACATGTACATAGTGGAAACATAGTCAGGAACAGTAATTGCGCCAGTCGTCATCATGACGTGCGGCAGCTTCTCGTTAGAGGTTGACTCGAGAGTCATACTCTGCTTAGGAGAAGCAAATACAAAACTACCCTCTCGCTGGCCAATATCGCTCAAGCCCACTGTCGGATTGATGTGCTTGGCTGATAACTTAATCGTACTGATAAAGAAGTTAGAGTTGAGGTGTGTATCTTCAACCACAACACACTCTTTGGCCAATCGCGTATCAATAGTCCCATAACCACCTGGAGATCTATTGTGGGCAGGATCGGAAGCAACCAGAACAAGCAGCGCTGCCTTATTCTGCTTACAAAAACTCTTTAAACTCGAGTGAAACCCTTCATGCACTACGCAGCCAGTCACTGCTGTAGTAATGACAAACTTCTTGTATTGCTTCACGACCTTATGGAGCTTATCTGATAGATCGCCCTCTTGCAGAAGATCAGCAATTTCAACATCGAAGAACTTATCGGGGTGTTCCTCGCGAGCAACCTCTTCTAATTTTCCGAGTGAAGAAAAGTGGTGCTTAATAGAGTCCTTTGTGTGACCTAGTTCTACAAGCTCCTCCATCTTAGGGGGACGGTTTAGCTTCTCGTGCAGCTCTGCATAGTCTAATATGATTCCCTGCTTCTTCTCTTGGCTATCTGTCTCGTCCTTTGCGGCGGACTCTTGTGTCTTCTTACTCAAAGTTAAACTCCTAGGTCAAGTTGCCGGAGAATTTCTGCGAAATTCTCTTCGACGGTTTTGCCTTCTACATCAATTGTACAATGTGGGAACGCATGAACCATCTCATTCATGTCCTTAGCAACCCTAAGCATGAATTCTGCACCCTTACCTTCAATAGCATCACCAGTCGTAAACTCTTGCTTAGCAGCCTGAGCTCGAGCTAGACCAACTAGAGGGTTGTTTTTCAACAACACGACTTTGTCATAAAGGTCATACCAGTCGCCCTTTAAGCCACGGCAGCACTCGGAAGCTAGCTGAGCAAGGAAGAAGTGCTGATTGCCACATGCATGGCCATAGCTAAGACCGGAGAGAATACCTCTATCCTGAATGATAAAGTCATACTCCTGAAGTGCAGGAATAATGACCTTTTCAATATGGATCGATCGAATCGCTTGACTAATGAATTCTCGAGCAACCGCAGTCATCTGCGACTCGTGCTTGGCATCAAGCATGATGCCACGAAGCTCCATGGTCAGCGGTGAATGAGGTGTCCCCGGTTCCTTCGTCAAGAGAACCTTATAACCCTTATCCTCAAGGTACTTAGCCAACATCTTTGCATTTGTGGTCTTAAAGGAACCTTCTGTTCCTTCAAAACAGATATACTTAGCCTTGCGCATATTATTCCTTTGTGTTCGGGTCATCCGGAATGACCCACGAGATGTCAAGATCTAAAACAGGCTCTGTATCAGTAGACGCAGAGGCTATGTCGGCTGTTGATGAGATCGTCCACGATACACCATACAAGAGAGCGCCACACTGGACACAGTGGGTATTACCCATTGAGTCTGGCATTCCGCCAACACAATTATGGTAATACGGGTACGGCGTTGGTACCGACTGCGCTGGTGCCGGCTGCGGATTGTACGGGTACGGCTGATAAGGAACACCGAACGGGTTCTCTTGAACCTGCTTAATGGTCTGTTCCGCTCGAGAAAGCTTGTTCTCGAGTTCATCAATCAACAACTTTTGTGCGAAGCTCTGATCCTCTAGAGCTTCGATTTTCTTAATTAGGTGCTCAAGAGTCTTTCTAATAGGGGATTTTGCCATACCCCAATTATACCTTTTATAAAAAAGATGGGGTTTCTAAGATCTCATCCTCCATCAAGGTCGCTTTCCAAGAAGGAACCTTGTTCAGGATTAGGTCTATCAGTAGTTCACACAGTACTTCATCATTCGAGCACGTACAGGGAATCGCTTTCTTCCAATAAGTCCACACATATCTCTTATCCTGGCTCTCTACCAAATACCAGAAAGACTTCAACTTTATATCCTTTTTCTTCATCACTCTACGCAGGACATAAAGGCGAGTAGCTTCTGCCTTCAGCTGAAATAACTTTTGGAAAGAAAAGGTTGCTTGATAGTGCGGCTCATGCATCGCCTTCTTGAGCCCCTTAATTTCAGCTTCAATTCTGCGCACTTCCTTAATCCACTTCTGCTTGTCTAGTTTCACATGTTTCTCCTATCGGTACAGCGGTAAATTAGAAAGAAGCTTTCGAATCTTCTCTCTAGGTTGAGGCTTAATTCCAATGGTCATAAGTTGGCCATTCCACGGAGCATCAGGCTCACGAATTGACACAAACTCCACGCCATGACGCAATAACTTGTCTTCGATAGCAAGAAGACTTGCTTCGTCGGCGGCGGCCAACACAACAGCATGTGTATGTGGGGGAACTTCGGTGTTTTGAGCACTCTCGCCTGCGGCGTGTACCGTCTGCGCGAGAGCTACTCCAAAAGGGAGATCCTTTCTAACAATTACATAATGGTAGAGGGTCTCAACCTTCTGTACTTCTACAGCTTGTAGCGGGCCCTGGTTACCGCCGCGTGTGCTCTAACATTTCCATAAGATGATTATACCTCACCAACATACAACGTGTACGTTATATCCAAACTAAGCAAAACAGGCGGCTGTGATAGCGCATTAGATGATGGAGTTACAGCTCGAATCTTAAGGAAGAGATAGTCTCCAGCAACTGCACCAGGAATGTCCATGCTCGTAGTAGAGTACTGAATCTTGGTAGTAGTACCACTATCTAGATAGGTATCTTCTACTGTGAGCACCGTAGGGGCAGCATTCAGATCTTCGCCATCATTGACTGAATTATAAGACACTTCCCAGCGAACATTTTTATTGACCTCATTCACATCGCTAGATTTAGTCCAATGGACATGAAACTTTAAATTGCCAACATAGCGACTAGGTATCTTATGTACCTGATACCCCTCATCGTTGTTAACAGTATAGATGTCCCCTAAAACCGCGCCATAGACCACTGGAACTGGTTGTTTGGCTGGATTAGTCCCGCGATGAGAGGCAGAAACAGCCACCGCATGAACGGTTATAGTGGCACCCTGAGGCATTGTATGGTCGATTGCGTCAGCGACTTCCGTACCTATGTCATTAGACGTAGTCGCAATAATGAGTCGATATCTAGCATCGCTAGAGAGTGCCATGTGACTATTATATCACTTGGGGGCGCTTTCAAATACCACACGATTGCTCAATAGATATAGACTCTTATTTAAGCTCAATTCTGAATATAGTCTAAGCTTACACCCCATCTTCAAAAAGCGCCTTGTTTCGTGATAAGCGCCAGAATACAACAAGATCACCTCGAACAGTAGTGAACAACTTCAACTTATAGAGCACATACCGGAACCTCATCATTCTGTGTCTATCTGTCATCTTGCTTAAAGTCCGCCACTATATTCTTGCCAATAGACAATCTTAAGCCAATTATCGTTCATATTAACTGCATTCTTATTTAGCCCCAACTTCCAAAGCAGCCAAAAGAAATCTTGAATAACACGACGATCGTCCCACTTCCACCAAGCTACTTTCATAACGACCCCTAAGGGGATTGAACCCTTGACCTCTTCGGTGAGCAACCGAAACGCTCTGCCACTGAGCTAAGGGGCCTTATCACTTAAAAGAATTCCATCAAGGTGCTCAATCTCGTGCTGCAACACTTGAGCCCGAAGTCCACTCGTATTTAATGTTAAGTCGATTCCATCGGAGGATCGATATGAAATTGTTATTTTCCTAGATCGCGAGACATCCTCCCAGACGCCAGGAAATGAGAGACAGCCTTCCTTCATGAGTTCTTTAGTGCCGCCGAGGCGCTCTATCTTTGGGTTGATGTAGACTTCACGTCCAGCCCCGACATCAGCAACTACTATTCGGAGTGGAATGCCGATCTGGATGGCCGAAAGACCTACTCCCTTATGCTCGTACATCACCTTGAACATATCTTCAAGAATTGGAGCCACAACAACAGAGGGATCAACTGATGCGGATACTTGTCTGAGCCGTTCGTCTGGAAAAAGGACCAACATATTCCCTTCTAAAAAGCCTGAGCATAATCAGTATGCGAAAAAACCTAAGAATCTGATAAACGCTACCTTCCGGCAGGTGTTCCAATGCCATGGATTCATTATACAAAAATAGAAAGGCCCCGGTTTTCACCGAGGCCTTTCACCCAAACAATCTACTTAAAGATTACTTGCCTGCGTTCTTGAAGAAGCAGTTGAAGCGGGGAGTGTACACGAAGAGTGCACCGTAGAGCACAATCGCGAACTCGAGCGCAGTCGTCACAATCGCGAAGTTGATCTTCGAGAGAGGAGCTAGCTGCTTGAAGCGCATGTTCTCAGCGCTCATGTCGAGTAGGAACGCCTCGCCTAGGCCAGGGAGCTTCGCACCTGCGCAGATGTAGTTACCAGCGCCCGTGTTCGCCCAGTTACCTGCGAACTTCTCGGTGCCAGCAGCCCCACCCGGAGCGGAGATGTAAACCTTCCAGGACTTGACGCCAGCAGGAACGCTGCCGATCGCGCACTGGATGTTCTGGCCAAGAGTTAGACCAGACACAAGAGCAGAGGCAACGGGAGCGGACTCGCCTGAGTCGTTAACCGCAGTGACCTTCACGTTGTAGTTACCAGCCGCAAAAGTTGAACCTGAGCCAGTCGCCGTTGCAGTCACCGTGAAGGTGCTTGCAGGAGCTGACGCGCCGCTCGCGATAGCGCGAACGCCAGTGCGAGGACGGAGGAACAGGTTAGGCTTCAGATCGATCGCACCAGCAGTGGTCTGAATCTTAGAAACGTCGTAGCCAACAGTCTGTGAAGCAAGACCGGGAGCTGAACGGAACTGAGGATAGAACTGCTTGACGAACGCTGAGATAACGGCAGGCTCGGCATGTAGCTCGCTAGGTGAACCGAAGTTCTCGAGAGCGATAACCGCTAGGGCCTCGACGTCGTCCTGTGCCATAACCGCACCAGCAAGGTCCTGACCGATTGAGCTGGTCGTACCATAGCCGTTGAAGTCGCCAGAGATCATCTGTGCATCAGTGTCGCCCTTTAGGAGCTGCTTCAGAAGACCGCTCATCGCGATCGAGCTTGAGGGCAGATCCGCGTCAGAACCATTCATAGCGCCAGTGGTCTGATTCTGGAAGTGTGCATGACCCCAGTATAGCTCGCGCTCGACGTTCTTCAGAAGGTGCATAGTACCTTCCTTGGCCTGCTGCGCAACGATATCACCAACAGTGACCCGAACTAGAGTCATCTGGTGGCTAACCCGACGCCGCGTGCCGAAGAACACGATCTTCTGCCCGTCACGTACGTAAGTGGAATCTTCCTCTTGAGGAGCGCCACCTTCGCCGATGTAAGGCGCCGAATCGCTACCGTACGCGATTAGACGATTGTACTGCTCGAACAAGTTGTATGCCTTGTCAACGCTGACTGCCGGCCACATCTTGAGGTTCTTCATGTCAAACGTGACGCTCTTTAGAGTCGTCTCGAGTGACTCAGCCTGCAGAACACCACCGTAGGTGAGGTCTGTAGGCTTACCAGCGCCGCCGTAGCCTGCGCTAATTGCCTTGTTTAGTGCCTCGATTTCAGCCGCTGACACGAGACCGGACTCGAGACCCTGTAATACTTGATTAACTGTGTCGTTCATATTATCTCCTTAAAAATTACTTGATGCCATATTTCGAAACAATCTTATCCAGATCGTGTCCCATCTCAGCCATTGCGATGTCATTGCTGTCAACGCGCGAGCCAGACTTCTTCAAATCAAACAGCTTTGAAGCTACTTCAGACTTCGATAGAGGTTCGCTATCATCTGCCGACTTCAGCAGCGGAGTCGCACCCTTGTAGTCAATACCCTTCGCAGGAACCGGTGCATCGGCCAACTTGGTTACCGTCTCTAGGATAGTTGCTAGTTTGCTCTCGAGCGCATTGACCTTCTGGTCAACATAGCTCTTCATGAGTGAGTCAGCCTCTTCTAGAGACTTCTTCATCTCACCCTTGTGCATATCGAGAAGCTTCTTTGCGATGTCCTTCTCCTTCTCTTCATGCTTAGAGTCATCCTTGTGAGGCTCCTTCTCGTCCTCATCCTTATCGTCGTCCTTCTTATCTTCAGCCTTACCCACGTCAGCAGCGGAGTTAACGCCTTCGCCCTTGCCCATGTCGGCCGCGGAATTGACGCCTTCGCCCTTTTCCGCCTTATCCTCGTCCTTCTCGTCCTCTTCCTCGTCCTTCTTGTCCTCAGCCTTCTCAGCGCCAAGCTTGCCGTTAACGGGCTTGCCAGCTAGGTGATCTGCACCCGGACCCTTTAGGTCCACTTCGGCGGCTGAAAAACGAGACTTCTTAAGCTCCTCGAGCTCGAGTAGTGTCTCATCAATCAGGTCAGTGAGGCTCTTTTTGAGTTCCTCTTTCATAGTTTGTGCTCCTTAGTTAACTCACTAATTACTGGCCCATACCAAGTAGGTCGACAGTGCCACGCAGAGTCGCAGTGTACGTCGCATCGCTGTTCTCTAGGAGAACGTCGTTCGCGAAACCACCTAGCATGTGAAGTACCTTAGCAGCAACAAGGCTGTCAAGAACGTCCGAGATAGCGTCAGCCGCAGTCGAAGATGACTTTAGCTTAAGCGAGCCAGGCTGCACAACGCCCACACCTAGGTACGGTGAGTTAGCAGGATCAACCCCGCCCATAGGCGCAGTGATCGTGGGTGCTACATATGAAACAGTGAGATCGTTTGAGCCGTTATCAATAACAACAGCTGAACCGGAATTTGAGAGCACAGTTAGGCCTAGTTGACGCGCATTGCGCTCAATCTTAGCCATTAGCTGGGCTACAGCAGAAGTAGATGCCATGTGATTATTCTCCTTAAAAAAATTGCGTAAAAGCCTTTACTAACAGTTACCCTATCACACTGTTTAACCTGAGCAGCCTATATAATTCTCTAATAAAGAGGTTTTATGAAATACTGCCCTAAATGCGAAACCCAAAAACACCTTAAAGAATTCCACTCTAATAAAAGTAGACCCGACGGAGTGAACGGGTGGTGTAAATTATGTATGTATCCAGCGTTACAAAGAAAAAAGGAAAAAACTAGGTTGCGTAAAATTGAACAATTAAAGTTAAAACAGCAACTTAGTCAAGATACTTGGGTTGATCTAAAAGATGAAAAATGGCAAGATATAGTTGGTTACGAGAATAGATATCAAGTTTCGACACAAGGACGCTTTAGGGCCATATTTAACGGTTGGCGCCTTAAAACTCCTTATCTAAATGCTCGACTAGGATACTTTGTGATCCAGTTAACAGATAAGCAAGGTAAAGAAAAACACCTTTATTGTCATAGGTTGATCGCACAAGCCTTTATCCCCAATCCACTTAATTTAGAAGTAGTTAATCACATAGATGGGAACAAAACCAACAATCAACTAGAAAACTTAGAATGGAACTCTTTTTCGCAAAACGCCGTTCATGCTGTCAAAGTACTTGAAAGACACCAGGCTCTGTACACAAAACATTCCCCCAAATGGATCAGAAACAGTAAAGAGTTTAAATCTCAAATAAACCAATTCTATAAGCGAGCGAGACAACTTACAAAAGAAACCGGAATCAAGCATGAAGTCGATCACATTGAACCGCTTCACGGTGAAGCAAGCACTGGCCTACACGTTCCTTGGAATCTTCAAATACTCACCCGAGAAGAGAATCAACGAAAGAGCAACCACGGAACTTTTACGTAAAGCAGCCAACTACATCGAAGCCACTCTCATGCTATAATCTAAACTATGGCAAAACCTCTTGAAATAGACATGTGTGCAGGATCTCAGCTTAGGGACACGCAAGGCGAAATGCTAAACGTAGAAGGAGCCGACATCTCTGAACTAGAAAATGGCAAAGGTCGCATTAACGACAACCATGGCAAAGGCTTTTTTAACTGTTTAGGAAAAGTAACAACCGCTAAAAGAATCTTCAAAGCAGAAGATTGTGAAGATGACCGTCAGCGCTATTACTGGGAAAAAGTTAAAAGTCCATATGTCTACGTTAAAGCCGTACTTTTTAATGACGAAGATCACCCCAACGCTAAGGCAGCAGCAGCCATCTTACGCAACATCCACAAGACGGACTGCCCCTTAAAAGTAAAGGCATCAGTTGAAGGCGGCGTCGTTTCTCGAGGAATTAGTGATCCAGCGTTACTAGCCCGCACAAAAATTCACTCTGTGGCTCTTACCTTCGTGCCAGCCAATCAAGCAACGCTGGTCGAGCCGCTGAACTTAGACAAGAGCGAAACAGACGCAGAGGCCGACATGATCCTAATTAAGTCTGTGCTTCATCTCGCTGAGACGAATGTTCCCTCTTTCCGACATATCGCGCGAGACGCTTCTGCCGAAAAGATTGAAAACAACCTCAATAAAATCTTCAGTATCGTTGGCAACGACGAGCAACTCGTAGATCTCAAGAAGGCTCTAATCGAAGCATCGCTAGAAAGTAAGATTGCTGAGAATGTCCATCAGATCCATCAATTGGTAGAAAAAGCACTCACTGCCGGTTACGGCGGCGCGGGAGCACCTGGTGCAATGACTGGTGGATCAGTCCTTCAGAGCGAATCACAAGAACTCGGCCCCAAAAATCTCTCATTCATCACCTGCGACCACTGCGGTAAAGAACAAGTGTACGGGAAGTATCAAGTGAAGTGTCGTGAACCTGGATGCGGAAAGGCATTCTCTATGGCAAAGCTTGAGAAGTTCTTTAGTCTTCAGAAGTCAAAGAAGAATACCCCTGAGGAACAGGCCAAGGTCGATGAGTTTGTTAGACTGAAGGCAGCAGGCAAAGACCCTCGTCCCACGATGGGCACAGGAACTAAGGGCCACCTTCCGCCGGCACTACCTGGGAATTTCCACGGGCAGGGAGCAACCACAACCGGAAAGATTGTGACAAACAGCTACGGATACAAGAAGAAAAACACAAGCGAGTATGGTCGACGCCAAGTGGATCAGCAAGAACTACATCACTGGTCCTGGGATCACCATAACAAGAAGTGGAACCACCTTAGGACTACATACGGTAGTCCTAATAGAGGTTAGTTCCCAATCTCAAACTCGCCGTCCGCGCTGCCACCATCTTCAAAGATAGACTCGCCATCGAGGTCATTCCTCAGATTGGCAAACTCATCTCGATTTTTAATCTTAGCCATAGCCTCTTTTTCGATCTTCTTTACGGTCTCGACAGAGAGACAATTAAGAGCAGCCACTTCAACATCAGATAGAGTCTGTTCAGAAGCCAGCTCGTCAATGTACTTGAAGAAGCAGTAATTCGCCGTCTGGCTATTGACGGCCCAAGGACAACCAGGTAGGTTGTTCTCTTCTTCCTCAGACAATTCCTTACCCGCTGTCCGAATAGCGCGTAAGCGCATCACAGCCAACGGACAAAAGCTGTCCGGCGTCGTCTCAAGGCTACGCGGACAGCGAGGGTCCATTTCAGTTTTTTTGGTCATCAGGCACCTGATCGATATCGGGGTCTTCTAGACCCATGGTGATCTGCTTAGGAATTAAGGTGATAATTACCTGAGGAACGTCAGTGGAGGCACCGTAGACAGTAACATCTCTTACATCCGGCACCTTGACCCCATCAATCCACACGCCGTTCTCTGGATCTCGTGGGGACCGCTTTAGAACGATCTTTACCTCGGACATTATTGAACCTCAACATTAACAACCTGAGACGCAGAACTATCCCCGTTAACCACAACATCATTGGCAGGCACCTCCACTACTGTAACGGCCGGAGGGGGATTACGAACCCCTAGAAGCTCAACAACGTGGTCTTCGCCGTTCAACTGACAGGTCACCTTAGTACCAATGGGCTTGCCAGCTAGATCGCGAATAAGAGCAGGGACGCCACAGTCAGCAAGCTTAATACGCGAGCGGAAGATACCGGTATTCTCGTTAGTCGTTGATGTGATGATGACCGTACTGTCCTCCTGGACGACGTCACCAATGGTGAAATTACCGGCCTTGTCCTCAGCATCTGAGGCCTCAATGAAGTCATTGAGACGAAGCTCTTCGGCCTTAGCTGCCATGGCTGCCATATCAAAGTTGCCAACACTCTGCATAGCGAGAATCTTGTACTGCATCTCACTGATGACGCCAAATGACTTCGCTACGTCCTTGCTGAGATTCTGAACACTCTGCATTAGCTGCTGAATCATCATCTGCGACACGCGACCAGCCATCTGAAGATTCTTCAGCTCCTTGTCTAGAGCAATAAGCTGCTCTGTCTTAGTAGGCTTAGGGTCCTGCCGTACGCCACGCATCATTCCACGAATTGCCTTCATTTTTGATTCTCCTTAAGTTTCTTGCAAAAGAAACGTAGTAGTTCTACTTCTTCCGTCGAAAATTGTCCGGGGGGATTCTCCGTCTTTGTACCGAGAATTTTCCCTAACTCCGTATTGAGGAACGTGCGCAGGTTAATCTCGAGCTTATCGAAGATAGGACCCTTTTGCTTAATGATGCGCTTACCAAGTACCTCGTTAATAGCATTAGCGGTCTCTAATTTGATCTGTTCATTAGTCAACTTCTGCGGAGGCGGAGCAACCTGCTTCTCAACCTCAGCTGGCTTCGCCTTTGGCTCTTGAGGCATGATAGGAATCTCGGGGAAATCCGCTAGAGTCTTTCGCTCAAAATCGTACTTATCCGCAATGCCCGAAAACAGAGTACGAGCGCGCACGAACTGCGGCTTCGTAATCGGCTCCTTATTATCAACGCACCGCTTCCAATGGGCTTCCACATTCGGGTCATACATTAGGATTCGGACTGTACCAACCGAATTCTCGAGCTCGCGCAGCGTTTCTAGTCCTTCTTCGGACAGAAGCGACTCTCTCCCGTATACTTGTGGCCACACCAACTCACCGTAGTAAGAACGATCTAGGACGATGTCCTTGTGTGCCGCAGATGAAATAAGCTGCACCTGTTCCTCTAAGTACATATCCGCTGTTTGGCCTTTGGGCGGCGCACTCTGATGAATAAGCTCAAACCCCTTAGCTTCAAAATGAGCAGCAACACTCGACTTACCAGTACGATCGAGGCCTTCAAGAATAATTAGTGACAAGATAACTCCGATAGAAATTTCTTCTGAGAAGATTATACTAATGAAGAATTCCGATGGGTACAATCCCCTCATGCCCAATCTAATCAAATCTAATGCTTTGACGTTTGATGATGTTCTTCTTGTACCACGGTTTTCAGATATTGCATCGCGCAAGCAAGTTGATATTTCGACTTCCCTTTTTGGGGTCCCATTCCCAGTTCCTATTTGTTCCGCCAACATGGACACAGTGACTGAAGCCGCCATGGCAAACAAAATGTTCGAGCTCGGCGGACTTGGCATCCTACATCGATACGCTACACATGAAACTGTCCTACAGTGGATCAAGGAAGTACATGACGCAAAAAGCCTTGCTATTCCTTCTATTGGAATCAAGCCCGAAGACTTTGACAACGCAATGAAGTATGCCGAAGAGGGCGTGTTAGCAATCAATGTCGATATTGCGCACGGTGATAGTCAACACATGGTCGACATGGTTAAGCGACTCACCAAAGAAGGTCTAGATGTTATCGCGGGCAATGTTGCTACACGCCACGGAGCAAAGCGACTAGCAGACGCTGGTGCTAAGGTCATTAAGGTTGGTATTGGACCTGGTTCTCTCTGCACGACACGCATTGTGACTGGACATGGAGTTCCTCAACTTTCAGCTATTGAAGATGTTGCAGACCTAACACTTACTTACGATATCTCTATTATCGCCGACGGTGGCATTCGTAATGCCGGTGACTGCGTAAAGGCTCTAGCGTTCGGTGCTGACATGGTAATGATTGGTTCTCTTTTTGCGGGAACCAAGGAGTCACCCGGGAAGCCCGTTCAACTCACAAATGAGCAAGGTAAATACTATTGGGCAAAAGAGTACCGAGGAATGGCCAGTCGAGCAGCCCGTAACTCTGTTGCTGAGACTGACTCATCTTACACACCCGAAGGCGAATCTACCTTCGTCAGGCTGAAGGGTCCCGTTAAAGATACCGTTGACCAACTAGTTGGCGGTATCCGCTCTGGATTGAGTTACTCTGGTGTGCATTCTTTAAGAGAATTGCGCGTTCGGGCCGAATATGTCACCATCACCGGTAACGGCATGGCCGAAAGCAAGCCACACCTACTTACCCGTTAAGAACTTCCAGCCGTACCAAGCAAGACCGATTCGCGTCGGCTTCTCTGGATTCCACGCTTCTCCGCGCTTTCCGTCTACTTGTATATAGAGACGAAAGCCCGTGAAGCGCAAGATACGGTTGATACTCCACAGCTCGCAAGAGATCATTATTCACCGATCTTATTGATCGGGTTAGCTACGACGTGGCCACCAATGTGGTTGGCCTTCGTTGCCCCGAATTGCTTCGCAGAGTCCTGTAGAGAAGCCTGAACCACGTTGTGAGCCGCATTAGCCTTGAGCTGCTCCATCTCCATCTCGTGCTTCTCTTTATCGCGATCATGAGCAGCTTCAGCGTGACGGTGCTCTTGCTCTGCGCTCTGCTGCTCTACTTGAGCCTGCTGGGCCTGAGCATCCTGCTGCGCAGCCATCTGCTTCTTCTGATCTTTAACGTTCACAAGAGATGCCAAGAACTGCTGCCAAGCCGCAAAGCTCGGATCACCAGGAATATATTGTAGTTCCTTCCGCTCGGCGGCGCCCTTATCCCCAAGGAACATCTCGCGGATCTCGCCGCGGGTGTAGTTCTTCTCTACAAGAGCCCAGAATGCAGCGCTAAGAGGAAGATCTGCGATCTTGTGCGGAATCGGGTCCTTCTGCGTCTGACGCAGAACATCGTTCATGCTCTTGTAGACTGAGACTTCAGCCTGAAGCTGAGCAATCTCAGTCTGAGGGGTCTCATCTGTGTACCCCGTAAAGCAGAACTTATATTTCGCAGCAAGCTCCTTATCGATCGCAGGAACGATGTCAGAGTTGATCATGTCCTCAATAAACGTCAGCAGGGGTAGAAGGCCGCGCTCACGAGAGTAGTTAATCTTGTATTCACTGCTGGCCTGCTGCATGCTCGAGCGACCATTGCTTGAAACGAGATAATCGAGTCCTAGCTCCATCGGGTCGATCTGGAACTGAGTACAGAGGATGCGCATCAGGTGGTTATTGAAGTTGATGTACTCCATCTCGCGAGCAGAAGCCGAGATCGGAACCCACTGCACCTCGTCAAGACCGGCAACGATAGGCGTTCTCCAGGCATTCTGCTGACCAGTAATGCTGTTGTAAAACGAACGTCGGAAGTTGGCGAGTTGCTGCTGGGTTACTGTGCCCTTAAGGTGAAGAATGCCCTTAGAAGCATACCCGTGTGTAAAAAAGTTAACATTGTAGTTCTCTACGTCGAGGTGAGACCGCACCGTGATAATTGCTAACTCAAGAGGACTATAGCAATACCCACGTGAGTCAATAAAGTTTTGCGGGTTAAAGAGCTTAAAGACAAGATCCTCGTCGCCGAACGTAGCCAAAGGTCGGTTGTCATAAGACACCTGAACGTACTTCTCAAACTTGTGATCTGGAGCATTAACCTCCTGCTCGATCGCGGGATCGTTATCGCTCTTTGGAGCTAATAGCTTCTTCGAAGCCTTGGCATCTGCCTGAACAGTTGCTTTAGGCAAGTGCTTGTTAATTAGATAAATAGACTCTGCCGGGCGAGGTCTAAAACGATGTAAGGCGCCAGCCCGAGTCTTAACCTTCTCAACAGCAACGTGGCCGAACGTAAGAGCATCCCGAACCATGAGCTTTAAGAATTCCCCAAACAAAATCTTATCCTCAGTGGGAACATTCTCCACGCGGCCACAATGATAAATAAAGTCCTCGAGTTGGGCAATCTGTGCCCGCTCTTCGGCAGTATAGTCGGAATCCCGATCGCGCTTTAAGAAGCGAAATCCCATCTCATGGCGGCGGTGCTCAGGACGAGAGAAGCGAGCTGCAGTATCTACACGACTCTGAATAATAGATGAAATGAGCCAATCTCGCAGCGAGACCTCTTTAAGAGTTCTATTCGTAATGCGGCTTAGCTTGGTCTTATAGTTGTAGTTGTTGCTGACCATATCGAAGTATGGGTCTTCAACAAACTGGCGAGCGATCTTCTTCTCTTCGTCGGGCTTATCCGGTATCTGCGGCAGCTTATCTGCCGTGTTGGCATCAGAAATATCCGGCTCAGGTGTAGTAACACCATCGGCCTTTAAAAGCTCCTGAATCTCTCCCTGAATACTCTTCTTCAACCAATCGTTATACCAGGCCATTAGGTCACCTTAAGGGTTATTCTACCCTACTCTGAGTCTTACTCGGCTTAAACGTTGGGTTAACTAAAAATTCCAAAGAAATGAGCCATTTCCACCACTTTCATCGCCCTGACTATCGGCCTCTTTATCCAATTCTCGCGACGTACCGATCTTGCCCAACTTAGTTAGATCAGGAGCCTCCTGATTGATAGGGAGTCCCTGCGTTAGGGCATACTCTGTTGGAGTAGGCATACGATTATAGTCGCCCGTCGGGGTCTGCAACCCCTCTAGGTCATTAAAGGCCAAGCCACCGCCGAGGACAACCGTGGACTTACCAAAAAGAATAAACATGATGTAGCGAAGGGCGTCAATCCAGTGGTTATCGCGATCATCTGGGTCCTCAGTAAGTTCACCCGCCGCATTGGTCTTATAGTGATACTTAGTGAACTCATCGATCAGCGGCTTGCATGTCTCTTCAGCAAGAAATATCTTGGGTTGAGTTAGTCCTGGGGCTCTGAGCCACTTTTTAACGGTCTGAATACTAGCATTGATCTCGGGCTTGATTGCATCGTTGCTGCAAGGTAGACCTGCCTTCTGCATTTCCAAAACAGAGCCCTTGTCTGCAAGATCGGGCGCGTACAGTTGACAACGATACTTATTGTGGTACTTCACCTTTAGCTGGTGAATCCACATCGGCTGTGAGATATATGTCATGCCGTCGCACTTAACAACAAAGACATTCTCATTCTTATCGACAAAAATATAGACAACTGTATGCGGGTTACTCCAACCCCAGTCGATCCCACCGTAACAAGGCAGCCCCATCTCTAAACACTTCTTTACAAACAGATCATGGGTACATTCACCGGGGAACTCCTTACCGGTCAAGATTAACCACATCTGATTCCAAGACTTAACGTGGACCTTCTCCTCAAACTCTCGGAAGATAATCCCCTCTGACGACGGCTTAAGGTTGAACAACTGAGATGCAGCCCAGTCGTACCCTTCACCAAGAATCTTTTGGTTGAGCTCGTCAATGCTCTTTAACATATTGGAGGTCGATACTTGCTTCTTAGCATCACCCCGACAAAACACAGCTACCGGACAAGTCTTACACTTATCGAACATCCCCTTCTCGAGAAAGTAGTCTTTCTTCTTAGAGGTTTCTAGCTTCTCGTATTGTTCGTTGTTGATAACCTCGCCCTTCTCTACATTTAGCCAATAGTCTGTAGGAATGGTTCCTGAACGCTCGTCTTGGCACTTCTCTGTGAATTCGAGCGCTGTCCAGCACCGAATATGGCGTACGCGCTCACCTCTCTTATTGATCGCGTTTTCCATCATCTCGTTCATGAGACCCGCACGAGACTTACGTGTAGAGATGCCGATGCGAAGAGGTTTCTTGCCCTTCTTGGTATCTAACATACCCGCTACTTCTTTAATGGCCTTAATGCCTTCGCCTTGCAGCGTATCTAATTCATCACAAGAGACAAGTGAGCAGTGAACACCGTTCAGCGCTTTCATAGTCGTCGGAAGGATTTCCATCGAGCACTTCTGGTTATTAACCTCGAAGACACTCTTAGACATCGTATTCTTCTGAAGAATCTTCTGATTCTCTGGGACTCCAGGCGGGTCGATTATCTCCTTCACATGAGGCGCAACACAAAATTGCTGGATGTACTCATAGGCGCGCTCTGCTTGCTGCATAATTGCACCGACATGAGCGATATCGCGCTGGTCATGTAGCAGAATCATGAACTCAGCAATAGCAGCACCGAGAGTCTTACCTGAACCTCGAGAAGCCACATAGAGCAGCTCTTGAATCTTCTCTGGGTTATTCTTATTGACACAGATGTCGTATATCTCCCAGATAACCTCTAGGGGATTAGTGTCTGCGTGGCGCGACACAGTGTAGTCAGGAAGATCGAGTCCCAGAAAGTACTTGATCCACTGCTTAACCTCTTGCTTAGACTTACATGGAGTAAGAAGAATCTTTTTCTTCTGCTCCATGGTAAGTTGAACCTTACTCTTCTTAGTTTTAGCCATGCTGTTCAATATCCATGATCGTTACTTCTTCCGGGTTTTCCTTAGGCGCCGGAAGCTGCCGACGATCCTCATGTGAAGACAGCGCTGAAATCATCGGAGACGACTTGTTCTTGTCGCCGCTGGATGTAGCCCCCATGACGATCTTCAATAGAGTCTCGGTAATGTCTTTATAGTCCTTGATAGAAGTAATGCGCAACGCGGGCTTAGGATTATTAGCTGGATCGCGAACATACTTCGCCATCACATCAAGATGCTCTGCATTAGCTACTGCCATCATGCTGGTCAAAAAGTCAACTTGATCGAGCACACTCTTCACCACCTTAGCCTGAACTCTATCCTTCAGAGTCGACATCATCCTGTCGCGGTCAGCAGGCCACCGCTTGTAGGCTGCCGTAAAGGCAATCTGTCCCAACGGGTACTGCGGGAAGTTCTGAGCTAACTTGACGAGGGGTTCCCCAAGAAGATACAACTCGAATAACTTAGCGGCTTCAAGATCAGGAATAGCACCGGCAGTCTTATGAGCTCTAAGCCATCTAGTAGCAAGCTTAATTTCCTCTTCAGAGAGCCCATATTTCTCTTCATCAGTTAGATTAGTCTTTAATGCCATCGAGTTCTCTCCAAGCCGGATTTTCGCGAATAATAGAAATAACATGGCGCAGACGCGCCAGTCCGACACTCTTTATACTAGAAATATCTTTAAGTGAAACCCCTAAGATCAAAAGTTGAATCACTGACTGCTCTAAGTCGGTAAAGTGATCAAATACCCACTGCAAACTAAAGTCAGACGGATTCTCAAGTTGCTTCCAAATGGTTATCTGGAGCAACTCTTCTTCACTGAATTGTTTTCGAATTTGAGACAGATAGTCAGACAACGCCGATATGTCGCTATTTTCTAAATAGTGAACCCAGAGCTCTTGTTGCTCGTCTTTATCCGTTGTTAGGTGACTGATTACTTCCACTGTCTCCGCTGTTTTCATTTTCAGCCTCAAAACTATCCACGTATGAGTCGAAGCTGATAACGCTGGCTTGTGCTGTCCACTTAGGACCACAATATTCTGTTACGAATGAGTTAAGAACTCTTTGAAAGTCAAGACACCCCTCGCGCTTCAATAGTCGCTTAAATCTCCACATGCCAAACACTGACTTAGACGTAGATAGTTTGTTGTATTGGGCAATCTTCTTCAGAAGATCAGGAGCCACATAGATAATGTAATCTACCAGCTTCTTCTCTGGTGTTACCTTTACCTCTACGGCCTGGACATCCTTATGAACAATTGACCCACAGAAAAAGAGCTGATTTTTGACATTATCAGACACCAACCCGTTGTTTAACAACCAACGATCTGAATCCATAATCTCTGTTACATCAGTCTTTTCCATATTTTAACCACCTACTTATTATATCAGGTCGCTTGGGACTTCACTCGCTCTAGAACTTCTTTAGCTTTCTGTAAGACCTTATCTTTATCTAAGCTTCCATCATAGACCCTATCTACAAACTCAGAAAGAATCTGCTCCATCGAGACTGCATTAATAGAGACTTTCTTCCGTTCCTTATCTGTAAACACTGTCTTAAGTCTTATACTAAGACCCTTTACCAACTTTAAGTATTCTGCCGACTCAACATATGCCACTACTTCCGCTCTAGGACCAGTAATTTCGAGGAGGTAATGGTGAGTCTGAGTTCTGTCAGATGTAGCTTGCCCAAGAAGTGCATGAATATCGCTAGTCGACGCGCTGCTTGATATCTCAAGTTTAATGGTTCGCCATGAAGGCATAGGTGTCTGAGTGAAAGAAAACTCAAGTGTATCTGTGTCGAAGGTACTAATACCCTTAATTTGGTTGGCATCAGATGCCTCCTGGCTATATGGCGAACCCACATACACAACCTTTCCTAGATTGTGCTTCTTGTGAATATGACCTGAGATGATAATGTCCGCGCTGATAGTGTTAGCATCTACCCCCTCAAGAGCATTAACTGGACCATAGTCAGCTCCCAAGAAAGTCTGATGAGCAATACAGATAGGTTGTGTCTTCTTCGGGAAGTCCTTTCCATCTGCCAGATACGGCACAAACGTCATCCCAAACAGATCCTGGGGTTCATCTACGATGTGTAGATTCGCAATCCGGTCCTTGAACGGAAGAAGGGCATGATATTTAGAATCCTTCGGCGAATACTGGTCGTGGTTTCCACGAAGATAGACATAGGGAATACCTAGGTCAATCACGTGGTAAATGTGCTTCATTAGCTCATTAAGTACTTCTGAACGAACTACTGCGTGCGTGTCTAGTGAGTCACCTAGATTTACAACTAAATCTGGCTTCTGCTCAGCGATGAACTTGTTAATCCAAGCAAGGAACTGAGTTGCTAAAGAAAATTTATTGATGCGGAGATGAGGGTCCCCAATGAAAAGCACGCGAGACATTAGGTCCCCCTAAGATAATTAAGAGCAGCTAAAACACCATCAACATTGTCACCAAGAAGGCCAAGTCCTGCATTGCAACTATAGCAAAGTAAACCCCTAATGCGTCCAGTTTTATGACAATGATCGACGCAAAAATATCTATTTTTTTTACCAGGACTCTTGTTCTGACAAATAGCGCAAGCATACCCTTGGTCTTCCAACATTAACTCATATACCGAAAAAGTAATGCCAAATTTCTGCTTCAATGCGGAATTTCTAAAAGTATCTGGATTAGTAGCTCGACGCTTTTTTTGATTAAGTGAAGAAAGTTTGCTTTCACACTCTTTACACTCAGGTCGAACTCCGCCAACACATTGTTTCGCCTTATTAAAAAGGGCAACATCTTTACGCTGATCACACTTTGAACAAATTTTAGTCTGCAAGGGCTTTCTCCAGATGGATATCGAAGGTATTATCCTCCAATTCTTCATCCGTGCCCATAAAAATAGGCCATTCAAGGTCTGACTTAACTAATATAGTTACGGGGCCAGCTGGAGTCTCAAACTTCACTGCCTGAATTCCAAGAAGCGACGACGGAGGATACGAACAGAAGCTTCGCGAAACTAGTTCCTTATTTATCGCGTCTGCTATATCTGGCCTCACCAGAATACGATCGTTCCAGTAATACCAATGGCGAGCCTTATAATAATCGGCTACAAGCCTATCCAAAACATCAACCAAACTACTATCTGGCGACAGAGCGTACTCTATGCACGCCCCGTTCGCCAGATGGTATCTGTAATTAGTCTTCGTTGTCAAGACTGACACCGCTTAGCTCGTCTTCAATGTCTTCAATCACAACGCCATCTGCATCAACCTTAATCTCAGTTGAGTCCTGATGGGAGAAGCAAGCCTTCATCAGCTCGTCTTGCACTTCCTTAGAGTTGACGACAAACTGCTTCATGTTGTCTTCCCCCTTAATCGCAGGATGCTTACCGAACGCCCAATACATCGCATTAGGCTTACCAGTATTCTCACTAACAGGATGGAAGATGAGACCTAAAGTCTTTCCGAGTTCAAACAGCTCTTCACCAGTGTTGATAACACCCTTATCGTAGTGATACGAAAACTGAGCCACTCGAGCTGGACGACCTAGACGATTCTTCTTCACTTTGACACGAATAACATGACCAACTTGATGGTCAGAACCAGATAGTGCCTTTCCTGACTCAAGCACGCCTGCCTTTGTATCGAGCTTAGTAATCTCAAGCATAGCGTCAGCAGCGTGCTTGAGAGCCTTGCCTTCTGTAATCACGTAGGGATTACGAAGTGCCTTCATCGGGTCGATCTCCATCGTTACCTGCTGAATCAGGAACGCAAGTAGATTAAACTCCGCAACGATGGGAACAACCCACTTCAGCGCTGTAGGAAGATAGGATGCGCCTGTTCCGCCCATCTTCTGGTCCGTCGTCTTCTTGGCGTTCATCTCCTTAGGATAGAGAATTGACTTGATTGAGTCAATTACGAACCCACGAATCGGACAACCATCCTGAAGCAATTCCTTCATCTCCGTCTTCATATAGTCGAAGATCTTCTCTGGGTCATTAGAGCGACGTAGATATAGGCGCTCTGGATCACCACCGACCTTCACAAAGAGAGGAAGGTTGAATGAGAACTCAGCATCGAACCAAACAAAGATAGCCTCTGGGTCTCGCTTCTGAAAGTCTGCAATTGCCATCATGACTAGCATGGACTTACCAGCAGATTCTGGTCCGTAGGGAACATAAACCTTACCCGGCTGGAAACCACCAATGTCTAGTGCCCAATTAAGAGACGGAGAACGAGATGGCAGAACAGGCGGTAGTAAGGTCTTCAGCTGCGATGCTGCCATCCCAAAGTCAGCTGATAATTTTGAAAGCCACTTGCTAGACATTAGTAGACCTCGTGCACTTCGGCAAACACAGGGCGACCGACCTGAGGAAGCCGCATGAAACGGGGGAAGCAGTGAGTCACAGCTGTAATAGCCTTACCGTTACGAACTCGATTGACATAGAAGACTACCTCCTGCCCATCGATGTTGACGAACACCTGACTGTTGGTCGTAAGATCCTGACGATAAAAATCAAACTCGCCGTCAAACTGAGCTAGATTTAGGGTAACTAGCGTACCGTCTGTTCGTGATGCTTTATTAAATTGAGTCTTCATAGGTTATTCTCCATAGGTTATTACATGCCCTCAAAGTCTGTCATGTTAGAGTCAGCATAAGTGACCTTCTTCAAGTCATCATGAGCCTGCTTAAGTTCGCTGACTTTTCCCTTAAGCAATACCACTAGTGCCTCTGTCTGTGCCTTCTGATCCTTTGCCTCTAATACGTCAGGATCGATGTTCACGTACTGCTTTCTTGCTTCTGATGTATCCTTGATACCTTTGGCATCAAGATACGCTTTAGCATTCTCAAGATAGGCAATGGATTCTACATACTCAAGTCTAGCCTTTGCTTTCGCATCAGCCTTTATTGCTTTCGCATACAAGTTTGTTGCTACATCCTGACCTTGAATGAAGTCCCGGAGATAGACAGGCGCCATCGCTTTATTGATGGACGCCATGTCTTCAATCTTGTTTACGTAAGCAGCGAGCTGAGTAATATCCACTACCTTTTCAGGTAGGTTACTCATTTATTATCCCTTTAGGATTGCGTCTGCTTGTGCCATAAAATCGTCGTCATCTAGCACAGGTGCAGGTGCTGCCTTCTTTGCAACGGGTGCATCCTCTACATCGTCGTCATCTTGTAGCTTTAGAGCGATAGGCTTGCCCGCAGGCTTGACAGTTGACGTTGCCGATGTTGATGCCTTATTGTTGGCCGTCTTGACCGTCGCTGCAGCAGGTGCTGCACCACTAACTGCCTCGTCTTCGTCGCTAGCGTCTAAATCGACTTGAACAGTTAGATCAGCCTCAGGACAAACTTTATAGAAAGTGTCGAGATTTGCCTGAAGAACTTCATTGAGCTCGTCGTATGAGTTGGTCTTATAGACCGAGCTTAGGTCGTAAGCAAGATTGTCGAAGTTCTGAACAACCGCCTCAGGAAGAGGGGACCGGTCGTCTTCCTTCATGAGCTTGCCGTTCATCTTTACGGTAGTCTGAACAACGTTCACGTCGTACTCTGTGCTGAACTTTTCACCAGTACGGGTTACATCAAACCACACGCCCGAATCGTCATCAGCGCTATTGAGTGAAGTGGGATCCTGGTTGTAGTCTCGGATGTACTTATTCATCTTCTCTTTCATAGCCTTATGAGCCGTGCTCTTTAGCTCAAGAAGACCGACAGTGCCTGCCTTATCAGCTGCATTGTATAGATACACGGTCTTAGGCGAGACATCGCGAATGAACTTCGCAAGCCGAGCGTACTTCGGATGCTTCTGCACCGCCTTATCGTCGAGGCCACGAGCCTTAAGGTCGCCTTCCATCTGATCTAGGCGCGGCTTGAGTCCATCAATGAACTCAACGACCGGATCGCGCTTCTCGCTCATCAGCGATGATGCATAGGGACGAACGCGGCCGCTTGAGGGATCAGTAAGCCCCCAGATAATCTGCCACTTTCGGTAAGGATAGCCGTTGGAATTGTCGCCAAACGGAGGGAGAACGCGGAAGATGTTGCTGCCGTTCTTCACCTTGTGCCGAATCCACTCCTTAGAAGTCTTGAGCGAATCCATATTCAACTTAATCTTAGTATTTGTATTCATAGGTTATATTCCTTGTTTTAGGTCAAAGGGTATCTTCAAAATCAGCTAGCTGATCCCTCAGATTCCTCCTTGGTAACAGCTGGCTTTCCAACAATTTTCTTGGCTTTTAGACCAAGGTATTCATCTACATCTTTTTCTTCAATTGAGTCAATGCCGTTTCTAGTAAAAGCTCCGGTATCGCCCCAATCACCGACATAATAGATCAGCTTCGATCCATACGGTCTGTTCTTAATATTATACTCCAAAACCTTCTCAAAAACCTCCGGGCGCTCCTTTTTTAGCATCCGGATTACAATTCGGCTTAGCTCAGCCTCATCGTTAAAGGCCAACCCCTCATACTGAGAGAGCGGCACCTTAAAGATCTTTAAGTCAGTCTCATACTTCTGCTGAATTGCATTAAGAATGTCTCGTAGATGGTTAATCCCCGTGAGATTCTTCTTGGCGGCCTTGTGAGCACACGCCCTAATTTGTTCTAAGAAATCCGGCGACTGAACAACTACTTCGCCCTTTCTTAGGGTTGTCGGAGCAACCTTTACGCTTACGAACTTTGACATTGAATAATCTCCTATTGTGGAGATTATACTTGCCATTTAATCATCAGAGAGACGCTGGATTTCATGTACATCCAAGCAAACTGGAGTCTTCCAACCAGGCTTCAGCTCGCCTCTAACGTACACAATAGAGTTCTTGTTCCAACCGAGTGCCCTCTTCATCTTCCAATCAACACACTCAATAGAGGCATAGCCATCAGAGAGATGAATTGCTACCTTAGACCAAGGTTTGCCGCTCTTCTTTGACGTTCCGCTTGTAAAAGCAGACCCCTCGTACAGTAAGATTAGGCCAACGTCCTTATCTGTCTTTCCACAGAAGCCCTCGGCCACCTTAATATTAGCAAGAATAGGAACAGTTCCCATCACAAACGGGACCGCTTCCCTGTTTGTGGCTCTTAGAGAATTCAACTCTAACGAAGATTCATCTGTATGGAACCGCTTCACGAGATCCATGATGTCGGGGTTGCTCAGGAGCGTCTTATTGAAGACCTTATTAGTCTCCTTCTCTTGCAGGAAGATCGATAGAGGGTCAAACTTAAACACGTCTTCTTGAAGCTTGATTGTCTTCTTGCGTAGCTTCTTAAAGTCCTCGATGAACTTCTTGCGGCGTTCTGGATATGGCATTGACTCATCTTGAATCATCATGTCATCAGCTGCCCGACCCTTGATAAGGGCAGAAATGCCACCCGTATTACACTTAGCGTGGTCAATACGAGCCACAAAGTCTTCTAATGAAGTAAACGGTCCTTTTGAGCAAAGTTCTTGAACCACCTTTGGTCCGATCCCCTTAATCACCGATAGCGGAGCATAAATATAATTCTGCCCCAACCCCAAATCGTCTTCATTTCTAACCACAAACCTATCTGAAGGGTTTTTAAGAGACGGCGGCTTAACTAGATTGCCCAACTTAGAAACATACCGACGAAGCTTGTCTTCCTTGAGGTCAAGGTTCAGCATTGAAGCCCACCACTCGAGTGGATGATGGTGCTTTAGATACATAGTAATGTATCCCAACTCGCCATACGCGTAAGAGTGAGACCGGTTAAACGAGTATCGCGAGAACGCGAGAATCTGCTGACAAACCTGCTCAATGGCATCATCTTCCCAACCACGAGCCCTACACGAAGTGCGAATCTTGTCGAAGCAATTCATGATAACGTCCTGCTTCTTCTTCGCAATTGCGGAACGGATGATGTCTGACTCTTCCCACGTATACCCAGCAATCTCGACCAGGAACTTCATTACGGACTCCTGATAGACGAATACGCCGTTCGTCTCCTTCAAGATCGGCTCGAGGTCGTCATGCAAGAAGGTAAGGTCTTTCGCTCCATTCCGCACATCCATGTAAAACTGAGCTGCTGTAGAGTCGCCTAGTGGAGCATCAAGTGCGCCAGGTCGAGCTAAAGCTGTAAAGTCAGCAAGAGCCTGACGACTTAGCGGACAAAACTCCTGCACCATACCCTTAATCAGCTCTGTATTGAACTGAAACGATGAATCTGTGTCTTTATTATAAAAGTCCGTATATACACCAGGGTCCTCAGGAAGACGGTAGATTAGCGGAACACCATTCTGTTCCTCAAGATAGTCAACTCCCTTCGCCTTCATCAACTCAATGCAGTCAGAGACTGCGGTTAGAGTCGACAAACCTAGAATGTCAGCCTTAACCAGACCACTCTTCTCAACCATGCTTGCATCATATTGGGTAACCTGAATCGGGTGGCCCAATTCCTTGTCTTCCAGCATCATGGTCGGAACACGGTCTGCAGATAGATCTAACGTAGAGACGACGAATGCTGACGCATGGCGACCCCATCCGCGGATGGTCCCAATGAGCTTGTTCACCATCTGCTGGATATCTGGATGAATCTCAAAAAACCTAGCTAAGGTCTTATTGAGCTCGATGAGCCCATGGTTATAGTTGCCCTCTTGATCAGTGTATCCATATAGGAAGTCATGCTCGTCGACGCCCTGGGGTGAATCAGGGATCGTTTCGCAGATCGCCATCACCTCTGGATCATTTGCCTTCTTCCCATGGATGGCATACATCGCGTCCTTGATTGCATTCTTGGTCTTCATCTTCTGGAAGGTTGCAATCTGCGCGAAACCTAACCCATACTTATCCTGCAAGTACTTGATGATGAGGCCGCGATCGCGGTCGCCAAAGTCTCCGTCAATGTCTGGGAAGGAGCCAGCGCGGATACGAGCATGAGACAAAAAGCGCTCAAATGGCAGGTTAGCCTTAATCGGGTCTAAGTGAATGATTTTCAGATAGAAAGAGATAAGCGAACCGCCCGCAGAACCACGAGCTAGGTTCTGCAAGATACCCTTTGAACGAGCAAAGGTACCTATGTCTTCATAGACTAAGAAGTACGGGATGAAGTTCAACTTCTCGTTCTTCATGATGACATCTAGTTCAGTCTTGAAACGATTAATATAGACGGGGTCATTGTTCCAGCGCCCGTGAGCCTTAATCCGCTCCATCATGAGCCAGTAAGTCTGCTGATTATAGTCATTTGGGTACTTCTGCTGAATGTGCTCAGGAATCTGAATCTTTGGAAGGTGATACTCGAACTTGAACTCGATCTCTTTCGAGCGCTCGAGCGGGATATAGGTGTTATCAATCCACTCTGCGAACCGCTCTTCGGTCATCCACTCAGAGCCGAGATGCACCTGAAGTTTCTTAAACATCTCTTCAGCCATGATCTGGTGGTAGCTCTCATAGAAGTACCAACCATTAGAGTTACCATTCTTCAGCAGACAGTCTTGAATTATTTTGTCCTCGGGATACACGAAGTGTGCATCAGTGACGGGGACACAGCGACCGCCGTACTTATCAACCATCTCTTTAAGGAAAAGGTTGTAGCCTCGTTGTTTATTGTTGTCACAGACGCATTCATTTTGTTGTGACGAAGCAGGTTCAACCGGGAATGCATCGAAACCACCGGTTTTCTTGTTAAAGTCATGTGTAATGTCTCCGACATGAAACTCAATTAGAAGGTTATCGCCGAACAATTCCTTGTACATAAGGAACCGCTCTTCGGCCAGCTTCTTGTCCTTCGCCTTCATAATCGCTTGTCCGATGGGACCAACGATACAGCCGGTGCCAAACATGATGCCTTCTTTGTATTGCTTAATCTGCTCGTACGTCACTCGAGCCTTAACAGACCCGTAATAGCTCACAGTATCGTTGTAAGCAAGTGAGGCCAGCTTCATCAGGTTGTGATAGCCCTGATTGCTACAAGCCCACGCCGTAATGTGATAGTGCCCCTCATCTTCAGCATTTAGCTTCACATAGAGCTCAACGCCTGGAATCAATCGGGCCGCATCAAGTGGATATTCTGGACGAGGGGTCTCTTTTGGATTTTCCTTGTTCCATTCCTTATTTTCCTTATTGACGCTCTTGATTAGATCTTTGGTTCGAAGTGCATCGAACATAGAAATAGCAGTACCGTGGTCGGTAATAGCTAATCCCGGCGTCTCTGTCTCAAGACACCACCGCACCCAATCCTGCGGACTGGGCACGGCATCCAACAAACTGTACTTTGAGTGATTATGTAGTTGAACGACGGGACGAAATTTTGGCATGTTCTCTCTTGAATCGTCTAAGTGACTTAAGTTCTTTTAGAGCTACTTCAACCGCCTCAGCAAAATACCACCAAGTGCCGATAACACCTCGGGTCTTATATTCATAAACATAGTCATGAATAGTCTGCATCTGCGACTTATTGAGTCTTGAACGACGTTCGTATCTCATATATCTCTCGCAAGTAATTGAGTCAGCGTGAGCGGCGTAAAGTCAGATGTATCCACACCCACATTGATTGTTTTACCCTGCCGTTTCCATTGCCCATGAACGTGCCCACAGAGGAAGTAATCGTAGCCCTCAGGAGGAGACTTCATCAGTTCCGAAGGATAGAACCGTTCACCAGGATCTAGGTGAATAGGAATATGAGCTAGATACAACTTATATCCGTCAAGCTCGATCTCGAGCTGACGATGGATCTCATCCACACCAGCCTCCTTTAGCAAGGCGTCCTTCTTGTCGTGGTTCCCCTTAATCAGGATGATCCTCCCGTTGAGGCGCTTGCGTAGGAAGACCGTTTCCTTTGGGCCCATGAAGAAATCCCCTAGATGATAGACAACATCATCTGGACCGACTACAGCATTCCATTTCTGGATCAATGCCTCATTCATCTCGTCTACGTTTGCAAATGGACGCGAGCACAGCTCGATGATTCGAGCATGTCCAAAATGAGAATCACTAGTAAAGAAAGTTGTCATATAGTTAGCCTTTATATAAAGCAAAACGAGCTCACCAACCGGTGAGCTCGTTCTACCTTCCAATTAGTTTTTGTTGTTTTTATGCGAAATTAAAATTTAGGTCAATCTTTGTGTCTACTGTATCAGCAGTATTTAGCGTCGGAGTGCACTCAAAATCATAGATAAGTTGATTTGACAGTTGTTCAGTAATGCCGCTGAGATATGCCTTCAGAATTAAATTATCGCCCTTATTGCCGCGGAGAGCAGTAGGAAGGTACGTTGTCGGGATAGTGACAGTGAACTTCTTGAGTCCGGCAGCCGCATTGGACTGTAATCCTGCAGTGATAGTATCCCACTGCCCCTGACCAGTTCCAGTCCCCACAAGAGATACACCGGCATCGTGTGCGTCCTTCAGCTTCTGCGTTAAACCTGTTGCGCCTGCAAAATATTGATCTCTTAGTGACATTTAAGCTCCTTACTCGCCATTTAAACCAGAGCTGGGGTTTACTGAACCATCCTGGATTTCCTGAATCTTATCTAGTAAGAAGGAAATCTTCGCCTTCTCGTAGTTTAGAGCACTATTATAACCTGCACTGAGGTCCTTAACAATGTTTTTTGCTGCGGTTAGGCGCTCGTCCGCATTCCGCTCGTCCTTGATCTGACGAATCTTCTGCTCAGACTCGACTAGAAGTGCCGTAGCCTCATCCTCATTTAGGTCCTTCGCATTATCAACAAACGACTGATTTAGCTTTGATTCACTCATGGTCTAACTCCTTTAAGTTATTAGAAATTCTTTAATAGACAAGGCCCTTTGTACCACAGGATCCAAACCCGGAGTCTTTTTCTTCGCAAGGTACTTTTTTAAAGTCTTAAGGGCCTCTGTCTTAGAAAGCTTTTTGGTCTTTACGTCGTTTTCTAGTTCATCCAGCTCTTTGCCATATTGCAACAGCAGTCGACTTATTCGTTCTGCCTGAGTCTTTGTGTTGTGACAATCGTCACAGATCACCTGCAAGTTGCCGGCATCACAAAAGAGTCTAGCTATGAAGGTATTGAAATCGACAAACCCTTCACTGACCGAAACAACTGGGTTGATATGATCCACTGAAACTTTCGTACTGCCGACATACGTGTTACATACGCTACACCGGTACTGCACCGCATCCTTCTTCGCACGACTTCCGTCTTTATTGTATTTAGGAACTTCACGGCGGACCTTAAATAGAACTTCTCGGATTATAGGTGACCTAGAGAAGGTACGACGCAAGGCACCACGAATTGCAGCATCCTGATTCCAAGTTTTAGCCATGAACCTATTTTACTTCATTAGGTCAATTTCTTAGCAGCTGCTGGATTTTGGGCTAGAGCACCTTGCTTAAAGGCCTCACCTGCATCAGTTGTGCCCGTGTGAGAACTAATAACCTTACCTGTTGCACTCATAGCATGTTGGGCAATTCCTGTCGCAATTCCCTTGCGACGCCATTCAGGGTGAGTGGTCACGTCGGTGAATTGCAACGTTCCATCGGGCTGATGCTGAAACATGGCCTCACCAACCACTCCATGAACAGGATGGATGGCCTTAACGTGAGTCAAGTCACCATCTCCACCTAAATCATGATGCTCATGAGTAAAGCTAATTCCATGAGATGGATCAAGAGCGCCCTTTTCTAGAGACCACTGACCGTTGCTCTCTACCTTCAAAACCTCAACATTTACCTTACCGGGATTAGGATTCTTGAGTTGTTGGGCCACCTTAACCGGGTCCTTCTTAGAAGGAGGAGGTAAGCCACTAGGAATTTTACCGGCCGAGGGCGCCTTAATTGAAGGTGCCTTGGGCGGCTTAAGATTAAAGGAAGGCGGCTTTATGGCCGGAACCATAAGGTCTTTGCTGGCACCAGTCTTTATAGAAAGTAAGGACTTAAGGAGTGCCTCGGTCTTTTCATACAGTTCGTCCATAGGTCCAATTATAACACCTATTGTCACTAGACGACTATTGTTGATATACCGTTGCGTTTTTCGACTCTTAGAATTCGATCGAAGGATGCACGCATCTCCGACGCATGGTCAATGACCACCACCTGACGGTCCTGAGACAGGCCCCGGATCAATTCTAATGCAAATTCTTTGCCAGAGGCATCCAAACCATCAAAGGCCTCGTCAAAGATGACAGGGGACACATGTAGGCCGAACTGTTGCTCAAGGATCCCCAAAAGAGCCATATCGGCGCAGATGGATAGGGCCTTAAGTTCACCACCAGATAGACTACCTAGAGAGATAGGTTTCCCGTCCATTATGATGGACTCAGAGAACTTCGCAGTGACTTCCCCCTTAACGTTCTCTTTATAACTCTGTAACTCATAAGTTAAATTAGGCCAAAGCATCTCAACGTATTTTGCGATCTGCTCGTTGAAGAGCGAAACGGCCGAATCTAAAACATAGGCCTGAGCACCCGTTGAGGAATAGATTGCTGATACGGTTTTTTGCAACTCGATATCTTTGGCCACCGCATCTAACTGAGATGCAAGATCCTTCTGCTGAGCCCTCGCGTTGTCGATCTTCAAAACCAACTGTGCATTGTCGCTAAGTTTTTTCTTTAAGTCAGCAATCTCTCGATCGATAGATGCAATCTTTGTAGATAGTTCGACTTGAGTAATAGTAGCCTTCTCATATTCGGCAGATTCTTTCTTCTTGCGCTCTTTAAGTTTAGAGTGCAAATCATTTACTTGACCCTCACTAGTCAATAGTTGGTCAATCTCATCAATCTTACGCTTCAAGTCGAGACGCTCTTCCTTCACGCGTTCCATCTCCGTGTTGTGCATCGTTTCCGCATGGGAATTATCTAACACAGTTCCACATAGCGAACAGGAAGATGACTTGTTGAACGGTTTGAGTTTCTTTCCTAGCTGGTTCCATTGAGCAAACAGCATCTCGCGCTGGGCATGCAGTCTACTAAAATTGGACTTCTTGGCAAGAATGTCCTCTTCTAGCTTATTATATTTAGCGAGATCGGGTTTCAGAATACTCTGGACCTCAGTTAAGGCCTTTATGAAACTTAATTTGTTATTTTCTTGTCTCGATACTAGTAATTTACCCTCATTTTCGTCTATGGTAGACTCACTATAAGTATCGATTTTTACTTGCAATTCTGCTATTTTTTGGCGAAGACCGTCAAACTTAAAAATAAGATTTGCAATATTTTCATCACAAATCTTCTTACATAGGTTGAATTCGTCTAGACTAAGCAACTGTAGTAGAAACTGCTTCTTGTCAGAATCATTCAATAGAAGAAAGCGCGGAGAAGAGCTCGAGTTTACCTGCGAGCAGTACATCGCAACCATAAACTGATTATAGGTAAGACGCAGTTTAGCTTCCCACTCCTCTTGAGTCAGCGAGATCTCAGTAGGCGTTCCTGCGACAATGCGCGTGAACGTAACTCCTTTAGGTCTTGATCGGTGCACCCCGAAAATCTCCCCGCCAACAGAGAGTTGAACTCCAACTGAGCCCTTTTTCGTTCCGCGTCTAACAATCTCGGAAGCAGTAATCTTGCGAGGAAGCTTATCATAAAGCGCGAATGAGAGTGCATTAAGAATTGCCGTCTTACCGGCGCCATTGGCTCGGTCCACGTCATAGTTCCACCCCTCAACTAAAAGCATTCCAGCATCATCAAAATCTACATGAGCCTTCTCGATGCTTAAAAAGTTTTCAATATCGCAACTAATTAATTTCATTTAGATTTCTTCTTGGGTTTCCCAATTACTAATTCACCCTTCTCATTGTACACAAGCCATCCTTCCTCTAAACAGGTCTGTGTTGAATAGGTTTGAATCAGTCTCGGAACTTCTACTTCCCAGAAGTACTCTGTTCTACGATCATCCAATTGCTTCTTATGATCTTCCTCATGACGAACATTGAGGAACGGATCTACAGTTTCTGTAACTTTTTTGCCCCCGATATTTGGAAAGAGGCACTTAGCTTGTGCACCACATTCCTTACACGGTAACATCTCTGTTCTTACAGAGACATATCGTTCAAAGATGGTTGAACACTTCTCGCACTGAAAGCGATACTTCGCCATTAACGCACCTTTTTAAAGGGATGCCAAGCAAAAGATACTCCGACATAGGGAGATGCTCCGCGGTCTAGAACTGCCCAGACTCGAGGTCCAACATCAAACTTACCGATCTCAAAATCTACACCGCCACCAGCAAGCAAGCCAGGGTTCGTCCCGATACCGGCCTCGGCCACAAAAGAGAGCTTCTCATACCACCTCTCTTCAAGAAGATATGGATTGACGGCAGCAAGGGCAATGTCGACGTCGAATTTGTCAGATGACGACGAGGCCGTTGTACGCCACGTGCCGTCCTTGTCCTGAGAAACAACAACACTGAACTTCAGAGGCGAACGCTGCTGTAGTAGCAACTTAGCACTACGCTCTGTGGGGTTCTCGCAGTTCACTGTGGTGTGACCAGAAACCAAAAATGGATCAAAATCAGTACCACTGTCAAAATCTACCTTACGAACGGTCGGTCCCTCATTTACCTCAGGAGGCTTGACGTGGCCAGCTGATTCAAGATCCTTCTTCAACTTGGCAATGATGGTGCTAGCTGTGAGCAGATCTGCACCTTGCTTCTTTAGCTGCTCCTTGAGCGCCGTCAACTCGACATCCTTCTCATCGAGAAGTTTAGATAGGTCCTTCGTCTGCAGTGTGAGCTTCTGATAGACACCCTGCTGGAGCTCAATGGTCTTATCGCGTAAAGCAACTTGATTCCGTAACTCAGTAATCTGAGCTAGACGCTGACGATCGCGCAGCGTCATAAAGCCAGCAAATGCGAGCGCGAGAACGACGGCACTCACTGCAATAGTTACTGCCACCTTAACCGATAAGTTACCCATTACTCTTGCCCCACTGTGCCAGTTGACTCCGACATCATCTCTCTAAACGTGCTCTTAGAGAGAGCCAATTGCTGCTCAAGGCCAGCATCTCTAGGTGAGACCACCAACCCGCCGAGCGTACTCAGAATTGAGGCAACCGATAGAGCATTTCCAATGCTCACGCGGCACACCTTAGCAGGCTCAATGATGCCCTTTTCTTCCGGTTGCACCAACCGATGAGTATTCGCATCAAAGATCTGATTAGGGGGATGGTCCGCACCAGTAATGAAACCACCTAAGGCGTTCCAAACGTCGTTGAAGTCCTCACCACAATTGGAAAGCAGTAACTTAAAGGGCTCCATGAGCGCTTGCTCCATGATGATCCAAGAAGGGAGACGATCCGGGTGTCTACGAAGAATATCGGCGAGGACGAGATGTACCCCGCAGCCTCCTGGGATGATCCCTTCAGCAATAGCAGAACGAACGGCCTCAACGGCATCCTCTACACGGGCCTTCTTCTCCCGGGCTTCTAGTTCCGATCCACCACCCACCCAGATAGTCGAAACACCGCCAGTAAGCTTAGAAATAGCAGCCTTTACGAACATCTTCTCACGCTCGTTAGGCGCGATAGCAGCAATACTCTTGAGTTCATTGATACGAGCCTCGAGAGCATCAGGATCAGACTCGGCAGTAAGGAACGTCTCGTAGAGATTGATCTTCGCAGTCTTAAAGGCCCCAAATTCCAGGCCCGCCTCGATGGCCGCGTCTAAGTTAGCGGGGTCATAGACAGTAGCACTAGTATAAGCCGCCATATCATGCAAGAACATCACTCTTGAGTTAGCGACTCCACCCATTGGAGTCTTAACCGGAATTACAGTGTATCCGCCCTTCGTTGTTTTTGCAAATTTATCCAAGACGACATCGGCAAAGTGGTGCGCAAATACGATAATAGGCTTGCCGTATAGATTGGTTCCTTCGATAGCTTGCTGGATAGCTGCAGGAACTTTAAGGTCGTTGAGAGACCCATCGAAGAGAAAAACCAGCCCTTCATCCATCTTTGCTTGCTGATTGGCACGGTCATTGATAAAAGATATGCCGATCGGCCCCAGGTCCTTAAGTCCTGATGTAACAATACACCCTTCCAACGATTCAACTCGAATAGTTGAATCATCAGCTTCTTCCACCAATACTTGCCCGTCTTCTCCCGCTGCCATAACTGCATCAACCGCTGCCTCAGCGATAGTGGCATCTCCATTTGCACTAATGGTTGCGACATTAATCAATTCCTCCCTGGATTTCACCGACTTGGCGTGTTTCTTTAAGAAGGGGACGATAACCCCCTCGTAAAGATGATTAAGATCATTAATCATTCGCTGTGGGTTGTATTTGGGATTGACTTCCAGAAAGTCAGATGCGTTCTGCACAAGTGCATTGGCAAGAACAATCGCTGTCGTCGTGCCATCGCCAGCTTCCTTAGCAGTACGTAGACAGATCTCTTTCGCAGCCTCTACAACAACAGAGGCCTGAGCATTTGCCATACCAACAGCCTTAGCTACAGTAACACCATCCTTTGTTGCTAACGGGGCAAGGTTATCTCGCTCCATCAGAACAGTTCGACCACCAGGTCCAAGCGTTGAACCTACAATAGCTGCCATTTCACTTAAGGCCGACTGCACAATGTGCTTAATCTCAGCCTTGTCAGTCGTAATCTCTTTAGCCTTCTGCTTTTCGTATAGCATTAAATTTTCCTCTTCCAAACTCTACAAGTGAAACCACCATAAGTCTGCCACTCTTTAAAAGAAACATCTCCATTCGGATAACAGTGCTTAAAGATTGTCCTAAGAAAGGTATTAGCTTCTTTACGAGTCTTAAAGATCTCAACTGATGCACAACCACTACGATCCTCAAAAGTAGCTACAAAAACGTCCATATTATCCTCTCTTGATACGATTCTTCTCAGAATATTCTTTTAGAACTTGGTCACACTTCTTAACCATCTTCGCATCCATATTAAGACCATAGAAAGTATGGCCAAGTTGAAGTGCCGCCTTGAGAGATCCTGTTCCGCCCCCAAAGGGATCAAAAATTATGCTTCCGGGAAGGCAATCTGTCATGCGAATTAGGAGTTCCGCTAAGTCGACTGGATAAGCCTCATCTAATGAACCTGTCTCAACGGACCATGTGTTTCCTGGACAGCTAACTTCTTCATCTGTCTGAAGATACCGACGGATAGGAAGACGATCGAGTTTCCAGACGTCCCCATTACAAAAGTGAAGAACATACTCATGTGAGTTAACTAGATTCACCTCAGAGCGCTTACCCGGGAACCAAGTCTTTTGAATAACGATATTATCGATATGGTTGAAACCCACATCGGTCATGGCCTTCGCAATCTCAAAGGGCCTACTCTTTGCCTCAATTGGGGCGTAGCAGATAAGAAAAACAATCCCATTCGGGATCATGTGCTGCTTAAGCTTAGCAGCAAACTTCTTAAAGACCTCGATATCAAAACCATCACGTTTTCTAATGGGAACACGAGTAATGCAAACTTCAGTATTCATCGGCCAGACTGCATCGTCACTCATGGGTTCGAGTGACGAGATTCTAACCGATGGATCAAACACGTCTTGTAAGAGATTTACTTTCTTGGGTGGCGCCATTTTTATCTTATACTTACTTACCCGAACTACCAAATCCACCAGCGCCACGATCAGTATCAGTCTCAACCTTATCGACTTGAGTCATAAAGAACTGCTCACTATACGGACTCATAATCAACTGAGCTAGCTTCTCGCCCTTCTTAATTACGATAGGCATCGTCCGCATCAGCGGGTAACCTTGCTCATCGATCTGATCGATAATCCAGAGATTTGTAAAGACGACGTGAGGAATGCCTCTATATGATTGGTCAATGACGCCAGCATATACCATGAGTCCCTTAGCTCCAAGTCCGCTCTTAGAGGTGATCTCTGCCCATGAGTTAGTAGGAAGCTGTAGTCGAATATTGAGAGGGTGCTTCATCACCTGACCAGGATAGATAGTAATGTCCTCAGTGGCGTAAAGATCCCAGCCAGCATCAGTAGCATGGGCCTTCGTCGGCATCTTGCCTCCCTCAAGGACCTCTACTTTGATCTCGAAGGTGTCGCGATAGATCTCTTGTGCAAGCGTCTTTGCCTCATTGGGCGTCATTTTGTTCATATCATCTCCCTGTTTGAGATCTTATACTTCAGGAAGAGAAGATGGCTAAAATAACTCTCTCAAAACAAGTTAGTTGAGATAACTGGGTAAGATAAGAAGTAAAAATTACTTCTTCTCTTTGAGTAGTTTGCTAATCTTTTCTTTTCTAGATCTGAAAGAGTGAAGAAATAGTTAAGTTGGTTTTATAATATTATTAAAATACAAACGATGAGAAGTAGATTACCAGCCCTGAGGGATGGTCGTTCTTAAGCAAGAGATAGTGTTCTTGTTCCAGAACTTAAAGTCATCTCTTAGTTTTGAAGGGTGAGTTCCTTCATCTACTGGCCAGCTAGGAAGAGAATGAGGCTTCCTGGTATGGAGACCACCCTGCCAGAGACCGACAATCATCGTATGACCGCCGATAGTACAGTTAAGGCCATCAGCGAGCACTCCTGAGAATCTCTGACCTGCTTCTCCTTGGAACGCACTACAGACGCGGAACCAGAGAAGGGAATCTTCCGTGAGAAGCGGCTTAAGAGATAGCCAATCCTGAGTCGGAATAGGGTTATTAGCCAACCAGATAGTGCTAGGACTGCCGTGGCCCCAATATTGAATAGACGAGAATGTGGTGTTCTTACTCTCGAGCCAAGCCTTTGCATCGGCGAAGGATGACGCACCGTAGTAGTCATCGACCGCACCAAACAACTTCTGAAGCCAACTGCCTACCATCCAAGATGTCTTAAGGAATCCCTGCCAAAGACCGCCTTCGCCAGGGTTATTGTCGAATATAGTTACTCTCATAGTGAGAGTATCTTATCACGGCTTTAGTCCAAGGTCCCGCTCGAACTCTTCGTTCGTATACATCTGGTTCAAGGTAGCAAGAATACCAGCTTCCACTGCAGCCGCAATTAATTCCGATAGTTGCCCCATGAGAGAGTAGTTTGACATTGAGTAACCCATCCCGCTACGATCTCTAATAGCATCTTGTGCGGCCATCTTCGCGATTTGTGCAACTTCTAGTTTTGATTTATTGAGCATGGATGATTTTCACCTTATCTGTTATGTCACGATAGTAGTCGACTCTACCCCAGGCGTGTCGAGTCAGCTGACTCGACCCAAGCGGGATGTAGTCGAGGATAATACACTTGGATTTCGTAGAAGTGCGCCGCAGGCTACGACCCACGCTCTGTATGACGGGACCTTTGGATGCAACAAAGTTAGCAAGAATGAGAACATCAACATTTTGAGTATCCGTCCCCTCTCCAATTCGACCATCCGTTCCGACGAGCCCCTTGATTTTCCCGTTGTTAAGAGAATCGACATAGTCGTTTGATCGAGAATCTTCGCCTGTTGCGAAAGGAACGCCAAGTTGTTGGCTAAGTTCTTTTCCATGTTCGACCTCGTCGACTAAGATGAGCACCGTACGACCTGCGTTCATCATGTTAAGTGCGTCATTATAAATTGTATTCTTTATAATGGAATTGTTCAGTACGTGCTCTTTATAATTCTTGATCTTGTTGTCGCCAAAATCTTTACCGCCCGTCTCCACTTCACGAACTATAAAGTACGGTTCTGCTAGATACTTATTCTCTATTCCCCACTTTACATCTTTGCAGGCAATTACAGGGCCACATCCAGCCGTAATCAATATATCCTTTCCATCGGATCGGTAATCAGTGGCCGTAAGTCCAAAGACCTTTCCTACTCCAGCAACCGCTTCGGCGATGTTATAGAAGGTATCGGCAGCGATGTGATGGATCTCGTCGAAGATAACAACACCAAAATCGGCATTTTTAAAATCATCTGTGTTGCGAGTAATAGAGGCAGCGATGCCGATAGTGATGTCGTTGATGTTCTTCTTGCCTGCACCGTAGAAGCCGACCATGTTCTTGCCAAAGGCATCTACACATTGAGTATAGAATTGCTTCGCAACAGAATCAGAAGGACACACGATTAGGGCATTTCGCTTATATCGCTTGACAAAGTGAAGTGCTGTTAAGGTCTTGCCCAAGCCCGTAGCAAAGTTGACGATACCTCTCCACTGTGCTGGGTCCAGAAGAAGATCTACCACCTCTGATTGGTAATCGCGAAGAGGATAGGGTGTCTTAATCCATGGAAGAGAAATCTTCTTGCCTGTCTCGACTCGAGAGTCCAAAAATGAATGCCCTGGAAGAATTTCTTTAAAAAGAGTTATGAATCCAGACGGCATGGTCAAGATGTTGTTTTCTAACTTATAAGCTTGCCCCTTGACAGTTTGCTGTAAGGCTACATAGGCTGCAGTAGTCCGCAAGTAAGGGTTCTTGCTCATTCGCTTCAATTGGTATTGTTTGGCCTTGTCGGTGTAAGATAGATTCGTCTTGGCAAAGGCGATCACATCATCTGTCGGATCGACGATCGTTAGTCCACTGTTTGTTAAATTAATGTTCATCTACCGTATTGTACTTAGAACCTTCGATGACTTCTAACCTAAAAATCTAATAAAAATCAAGCTATTACGGGGATCGAAAGGGGCCTTTTCATTCCCATTGTAAAATATGGATGATTCCATCATCCAAAACCTTAAAGGAAGTACCATTCAATGGCTTCTAGATACGATCTGTTATTCGAACAGTGGAAAGCTACACTGGCCGGTCGCGACAGGCGAACTCCATCTGTTCAAGGTAACTTTGAAGAACTCTTCGATATTCTCAAGAACGAAGGGCTGGTTCTCGAGAATGCTTATGAGTATTTACCTAAAGCTGTAAGAGCTCATGCCCCGAGTCCGTCTTTAGTAAAGACTATGTTCAAGAAGTTGAAGGGTAGTCCAAAGTTCCAGTACTCAAGCGAGCGCGAGTTCGAGGAACAGTGGACGAATGATATTGAAGAGCGGGCTAAAATAGCCTTTTTTAACATTTTTCCTATTCCAACCAAGAAGAAAGAGGAGGATGATGAGCCTCCCCTATTTGGAAGTATGACGGCAAAAGAATACAAGATGCAACGCGAACACGCAGATTCTTTTCCCCGTCTCACCGTAGAAGAGATTCAACGACGTCGAGCCGCAGCTCTTGCTGCCGCCAATTACAATCCAATGGACGAGATCGATAGCATCTTAGGGAAGGGCACGAGTGGCGATTCTAACTAAAGAAGAACAAGAGCACAATCTAGCTAAAGCTGGAGTAAGAGTAGCACCAAAGGTTGACATTTCCCTCGACGAGATTACCTCTTTTGGTGATCAAGAGTCGATGTTAAAGATAGTTCAGAGTGTCGCTAGCTACAAGAAGATGGTTAGCGAGCAAATCACTCTCATCAACGAGAGTCTGTCTGCCGCCATTCCTTTCACGAGAGAGAATCTCTATCTGTTTTGTGCACTCTCTGGTAATGGTAAGTCTACAGTGGCTGCAAACATCTCGTGGCCACTGTGGAAACAGAAGAAGAAGATTCTAGTCATCTCGAATGAAGAGCCCGAACAAGACGTCTTATTTAGAATCGCGGCGCTTGAGTTAGAGTATGACTTTAATGAATACAAGAAGGGGCGGATGCCGCCCGAGCAGATTAGCCAGTGCGTTCATCTCTGCCGCAGTATTGCGCAGTACGTGAAGGTATTGGATGTCTCGTGGCGAGAGGGTGGCACGACCAAGATCGAGTGGGTTCAGGCCGCACTCGACAAGATTATTGGCCAGGGGTTCTCTGCTGTTCTCATTGACTATTATCAGCTTATCAAGGATTCTGTCAATGACAAAACGCGCAGTCGCTATGACGTCCTAAACGATTTTCGTATCTGGCTCGGCCGGTACATCAAGAAGTGCGAGATTCCGGTCTGCATGTTCGTTCAGCTGTACTCACTCGGTAAGAAGGGCGGCGTCAAGGACATCGATGCGCGCATTAAGGAGTGTAGTGCGGTGGTCGAGCCGGCCACTGTAATTGTAGAGGTGGTTCCTAATGTCGAAGAGAAGACATCAGACTTCCTAATTCACAAGGACCGCTTTGGCAACCAAGGATGGAAGATTACATGTCCCTATTACAAGGGCAAGTTCTTAGAAGAGCTGTCTGAACAGGAACTAGCTACACGAAAGGCCAGTATGGTTCGAGCAAAGGCCGAAAAAGACCTTGAAGAATTCATGGAAAAGTCAAAAGAAAATGACCAGTTGTCTGGCGCAGACTATAAGGCGGGACAAAAGCTATGAGCTTTTCAACCAAGAAGTGCTTAATCTGCAAGCGGCCAAACGATACGCTTTATTGGCACAAGGATGCTGAAACAGGCGATATTTGGGTCTACTGCAAGGGTGTCTGCCAGCGCGGATATTCACTTCGTCAGTACTGCCACCTAGGCGAGATCTCTCTACCAGAATTTCTCAAGGGGGACTTTGACTTCAAGGAAGCTACTCCAAACGAGTTGCAAGTAATGAAGTGGCCGGTTAAGTTCATTCCTCTCTCAGACCCTCGTGCGCAAAAGGGCGTTGATTACGTCAAGAGTAGAGGTCTAAATCTTGACGGAGATATGTATTACGACATGGAACGCGAAGGTATCGTGTTCCCATATTATTTTCAAGATCATTTTTGCGGAGCTCAAATTCGTTTCCTAAAAACGAGAATCAACAAGGACGGAGACGAGCAGAAGATCGATACGCTTCCTGGTACTCGCCTAGGAATGTTGTTTGGTCTGTGGAATCAAGGACCGTTTGTCACCAACATCAAGGCTGTTGGGGTCTGTGAAGGGTACTTCAACGCGTTAGGCCTTCAACAAGCGTTCAACATCAAGTATGGTGGTGTAGCTAATAACCCTTGGAAGTTCATCTGTACTTCTGGGTGCAATGTTACAAGGCACCATCAAGAAGTTCTTCAGGAATTGGTCAATCAAAATATAAAGGTTATCGGTGCTTACGATGCGGATGCTCCAGGCCAAGAAGGTCTCGCAAAAGCCGTAAAGGCTAACTGTCTTACTCATTTTTCGTCGACATTAGATGATGAACAAGACTGGAATGATGTTCTCAAGAACGAAGGTCATGAAGCACTTGCTAAGCGGTTTTTAGACAACATGCAGAGAATCCAAAATGTCTAATGTCAAGCGAGACATGATGAAGGAGATTGAGGCTAAGATTGCTAAGAAAAAGCAACTGTCTCAGCAAGTCTCGCAGCAGAAGACAATCGCTAAGTGGGTCGCTGAGTTCTTTACTGAGTATGAGAAGACCAAGAAGCTAGACGGCATGGGGTACCCCGCCTTTGCTCATCTGGCCCTTAGTCGATTAAATGTCCAACTGTCAAACTTAGATCGCAACTGCTCTGTTAATTTTGCTGAATTGAGTGAAGACGGTAATCTCACCATCGAGATTCGATGGTCGAAGCACTTCGTACAGGCTAACAACTGTGAAGAAGTGTTAGTCTTTGATGCCTCTTCTGCTTTCTTTCAGAGCGCTATAGAAGATATTTAGAAATCTACGTCGACGGCCCAAACTGCAACAATTAAGTGATTTGTTGGATGGGCAAGTGCACCGGGGCTAGTAGCACTTAACATCATTTGCTTTTCTGAACAGGTAGAGTAAGTAGCATCGACAGTAAGCGTAGAGCCGGCATACTCGTCATACACGCTACTGGTCGTAGTTCCAACCCAGGAACTATATCCTTGTCCATGGCCACCAGTTTGATAGGTAAGTCCAAGCGCATCTGGACTAATATGTTTTCTAGTTTGAAAATTAAAGATTGCGTAACGTTTTTCAGCTCCAGCAAGAGTATTCCAATCATATGCTAATGTTGTTGTACCGTAAGCCGCACCAGTCGTTCCAGGCGGATTACCAAACATATCAGCACTTGTTTCATAGTAGCGCTGACATAGATCTACTTCGCCTGCAAAGTCACCGCCCGCGTACGGGTACTGATAGTATGGTGCTTGATTTGCGTTGTCGCCGACTGTAAGAACTACGTCGGTAATATCTAAGTAGTTATCAGGATCAGGGTCATAGGTACCAGACACCTCCATACCGATATAAAAAGCTAACGTAGTGGCATTTGTTGGAACTACTGCGCTTGTCACGTGTGTGCGTGATGCTCCTAATGAGGACGGAATGTTGGCATTGCTAACAAATTCTGTAGAAAGAATTGCAGCACCGCTGTAATTGGTTATGTTTTTAAACCAATCGCCAGTACTGTACATAAATTCAATGAGTCCTCGATCACCCATCGTTGAACCTTTTGCCCACTTAAAGGAAAGAGTAACCTTTTTTCCGCGAATCAATTTTACGAATTCTCGATCAATGTCTTGGGCTAGACAAATAAAGCCACCACCACCAGTTGTGGCAGTAAATTTTATGCGTGAAGCGTAATCAGTATTTGTGAGAAAAGTATTTACTCTTTCATAGGTCATACTGATGCTACCGGCGCTGTCTAAACGAACAAAGCCATAAAAACGATCTGCGAGATATTGCCGAGCCGAATAGCCGATTGTGTTTTTTGTTAAGGTGATGGCAGATGTTCCGCGCTGCCAAATGCGCATGTTTCCGTTGATGCAGAGATTGCGATAGCCAAGACGATCGCCAGCCCATTGCATTGTAGCTACATCTTGAGCTGCTGTGGGATCTGCAACATTGTGAATCTGCGCTGCCGTGTTTCGCTTTGAAAAACTCCCATCTGAGTTAAAGCGCCAATCTTCACTCGGTCCAATATCAATAGGAGCACCATTTGTTGGATCGCTGATTGTATTTCGAGTCTCGTGGACAGCAATTTCCAGTGTTCCGCCACTGGCACCTTCTTCAATTCGAAGCACACTCATGTTGAAGCCGGCGCCGCCGGAGCCGTCGGTAAAGTTTGAAAGCGTGCCAGCGCCTAGACCAGTACCTGGCGTTGTCAGTTGAATAAAACCATTAATTCCAGCTATAAGTCCGCCACCATATAACTTTATATATGACGTGTTCGTTTTCATAGCAAGGTGACCATACAGATCAACGGCATTAGACGTACCATTTGCCGTTACTGTTAGTGCCGTTACTGCTGCTAGAGGTGCGGCAATTGAAGCTGCGCGATTTGCGTTTAATCCCACAACACCGTTTGGAGCATTTAAGTCACCATCAGAGAGAACAACGCCATCAAGGGGATATAGTGATGCTTGGTGTAGCGTTACAAGACCAGGATTGGTTGTCGTGGCGATGAGTTGAGCTCCAGCATTAGATGAGATAGAGACCAACAGCCAACGATTTGCTGCAATATCGTACGTGAAGACAGCAACCTCACCAGCAACGAGATTCATACTGCCGCCGGTGGGCGTAACAATTCGGTTATTGGAAGTCGGTTCGTTCGTGTCCTGAGGCTCAACAACGATGGTAGCTACACCGTCATTGTAAACAGTGATTCTTTTTGCGCTGAAGCTAGAAGAGATACCAGCAAGGTGCGATGTCACTATGCCTCCGGTGACCTTAATAACTGAGTTTCGAACAATGTCTGGTGTGAATTGAGCACTTGTGAGCCACAAGGCAGCCGAAACTGAGCCTACTGAGTCAAAGTTAGCCCAAGAGCCATTGTGATAATAGGCAAAAGACTGAGCAGTTGAATCGTAGTAAAAGTCGCCATCTACTGGATTGGCGGGTGCCCCAGCCTGAGGATTAAGGTTGATACTCTTGTTAATTTTAAAACCATTGTCGGCCATATTATTCTCCAAAGTGAGAACTAAGACTCGACAATAGACTTCATTGGTCGCGTCTTGAGTTCACTATTCCCTCAAAACACTATATGCTGTAATTATAACACTAATTGACTTATATGATGTTGCTTACCTGCCAACTGAAGGCTGCATCTGCTGTCGCTGCCGCCGATAGTGTGACAGTGAAAGAACCACTGCCAACATCTACCCACCATCTCGCTGCACCGTGATCAGCATGGAAGGTAACCAACACACGGGAACTAGTCGACACAAGTGAATTCGTAATGGTTACGCTGGAATCACCACTCCAAATCGCTGATTTCCCCGTTGGCTTATTGATGGTGCTGGCACCAGGTGATGCGCTTTCGTCGGTACCAGATTGATCGAGACGTCCACTGCTGTCTGTTTTTAGTACAGGAGTACCTCCTGGTGCTAACTCAAAACCGTACTGACTGAAGGCGTATCCATCACTTGCTCGTGCACCAAGATACGTGACAGTATTTACGCCAACACGCCACACACCGTTTGATAGGTAATTTGGCCCAGCTTCCATTTGCCAAGTGTTTCCTGATGAGGTGGGCCAATATATGTACTGTGTAACACCAAGAGAGCCATCTGGTGCAATATATGCCACTTCTACCGGTGTAGTATCTGAGTTTTTTACCCATGACTGAAGGTTTTGTGATTGACCGTTAAGACCTTCCACGCGCAGTGTTGTTTCGTTTGCGCTGGGCGCGGTTCGCATTGCAACCGTTGCACCAGAGAGCGGAATAGGACTATTTATGCTAAATCTACCAGTTCGCGACAATGACATCACGTGTGAGCCACTATTGTAAGCGTTAAATAACCATGTCTTACTAGTTGTGTTCATTGTTAGCACGACAGTGCTGTCCATGTAAGTTGCGCCAGATCCGCCACCCACTTCCAAAATGTCACTCCAGTAAGAGCCTCCGTTCCGCGTAATGTGTGCCTTTTCGTCCCAACCATAACCAAATAAACCACAGCCGAAGGCCGCTAATTTCGCGCCGGCCGCCGTACTTGCGTAAGTAATGTGAGTACCAATACGAACACCTGCATCTGTTGCACCTAAACAAGCATCACTCATTAAATCAAGTGGAACACCAGAGCCGCTACTAATAATGTCTGCGCGTGAGTTGCCATAAGCGGCAGCAGTCTTAAAGTACAACCCATTGCGATATAAAGAAGCAACATACGTGCCACTTGTGTCTAGCATCGGGTTACTAGCATTAAATGTATATCCGTAGAATTGACCATCGTGCATCAAAGCAGCCTTCTCAACCGAGTTATTTTTCCAACTCCATAGTTTGGCGCCTGTAGTGGTCCATGCTGTTGTCGTGTTCATCTGTGCAGCAACTGAAGAAGCACCATCCCCCAACTCAGTTGTAAGACGCAGCGTACTACCCGCAGCATACCCATTTAGGGTATTAGCAGGAACATAGAAGGAATAATATGAATTAAGCATACCGCAGATGCCAACACCTGGCCCAACTCGTGCTATCTCAGAACCGCTTGCGCTTATTTGTAATAAGGTTGGCGCTGCAATTAAATTAGTAATTAGAGTGTTATCTACTGTAAGGTTGCCAGTTGTATTGATGGTAGGCAAAGCCCCGCTAGGTGTTACTGAACCATTATCTGTCCAACCAAGTCCTAAGTCGACTGGTCCCCAAATTAAAGGAGCTTGAGCACTTACCGTGGCCAATAGTTGTTCGGCGCCAGTCGATCTACCATAGACCTTGTATTCGGTGGCCCCATAAACAAGTCCGAACATTACGTTGATTGTGTTGGTACTGGAACCGCCTGGAACCACGACAGATGCTTCAGCAGAAGCTAGTGAAGTCCCTTGTGCGTTTGCGGCGGCCACTCTATAGTAGTAAGTTCCAGGTGTAATAATGCCGCCAGTGGGAGAAGTTGCAAATGTTGGTGCTGCTGGAGTACTTAGAGCAGAGGCAGTCGTTCCACCCAACAATAGTGGTGTCGTTACACCAATCGCGGCCTCAAAGCTATCCGGTGTACGTAAACGGTGTGGACCAGTTCGACCAAGAGTGATATCCGGTCCACCGCCTCGAGCAGCGTCCCACTGTAAGGTGCCGTCGGCAAGACGATAGAACTTAAAGAGTCCAGGTTGACCAGGACCATAACTCAAACTAGATGTCTCAATTACCTCAGAATCAGTTGCTCCATAGCGCCGAATTGGGGATCGCGTACTACCGGCCTCAAATTGCGCCTTTTGATTAGCAAAGAAATTCTCTCCTACATATGTGTTGGTTCCCACGTATCCCACATATAGGTCCATGTTAGTGCCATTCAAATAGTTTCCTGACACGTAACAGTCGACGCTCTGCACGATAATTGGAATCTGTAGACTCCAATTAATAGCATCTTCGTTAAAAATACGATTGCCGATACATGAGTGTTTGCCGCTGCCGCCTAAAAAAATGCCCCACACATTGGGGTTGCCGGACTTACAGCAATTTGTTATTGTGTTGTCGGAAATTATGCATCCCCGTACGACATTGTCGCCTGGATCAGGTGAGACTAGAATACCTCCGCCTTCGCATTCACGAATGGTATTCCCACTGATAATGCCGTTAACAAATCCGTCTGTCGCAACAATGCCAATGTTGGTGCAGCCCGTAATAGTGTTGTTTACGACCTGTGATCCAGGAGTCTCAATAAAAAGATTGCTACCGGGAGGTCCATATGTGCCACCAATCGCTACAGCACTACCAAGTGCGTCCTGAATAGTGTTATCAGAGACAATCATTGCCGAGGCAGCGCACTCAAAACCCTCACTATGAAAAAGCAAGTTGCCGCGCATTTCTCCAAATGCCGTGTTGCAGTTAATTCCGTTGCAGCAGTATCGGGTTGTGCAGTCTAAGACTCGACCTCGCGGCCCCATGTCCATGTGAACAGTAAAGCCCCAAAAGTTATCAAAAACGCAGTTCTTAACGGTGATGTCTGTGGTACCTAAACCAAAGCAATAAATTGCGGCGCTCTGAGGGTTTTGTTCATAAGTAAAGCCCACACCACCGGTGCCGTTCTGACCAACAAAGCACAAGTCTTGAAAAACAACATTTTTGGTGCCGTCATTGCACTTAAAGCACATGTGGCTAGGTTCAGAAGGATGGATCTGACTTCCACCTCGACAATCGCTAGTCCAAAGAATTACGGAACCAAGTCCTTCCCCGCTAACCGTAAAGTTACTAGGAATTAGAAATAGCCAGTCATAGTCGGCCGCCGGTGTAGTAGTTGCTACTTTATAGCGCCCAGCGGGGAAAAATATGTGACGACTTGCGTTGGTTGCAGAGGCTGCGGCTATGGCAGCATTGATGGCCGCAGTGTCGTCGGCGATACCATCGCCGATGGCACCATGATCCTTAACACTAACCGCTGCACTAATGCCTCCACCGCCGCCGATCGGGGTGCCGTCAATATTTTGAAATGTACTTATTAGTGGAAAATTCATAGTTTTTAGTCAATCAAGGTCCAGCAGACATTCGTGTCTGCTGTGGCAGCAGCATTGCCCTTTATTGTAAAACTGCCAGATGCTGGTATTACGTTAAGAATGTGGGTTAACGTAGTATCGGATGATTGAAGGGTCGCGTGAATAATAGACGCATCTGTAATAAATGAACTAGTGACCGTCACCGTAGCGTCGCCTGATTTTATGGCCACTCTACCACAAGTCGTGTTTTGCGTAACGTCCCCAGGAGAAGC